TCACGCTGCGCGCTGGTGATCAGGTCCACTCTTCTTCTCCAGGAGATTCAGGATCGCGGATCGCGGGACTTCGATGCAGTCCTCGTAGTCGGGCAGCCGCATCTGGCTCAGGGCTTCCGGGTCACGCATCTTGGGACCCTGCAGGATGCACGTCCCGTGGTCGGTGACGATCATGATCGGGGCCACGAAGTTCTTGATCGTCCCGGACGATAGTCCGTCCTTGGTCAGGTGCTCAAACAGTTCGATCGGGACCTCGACCGCCGTGTGCCCGGCTGGCACGTCGAGCTGCATGAGCAGATCGTTCGCGAAGATCTTCCAACCCTGCACGACGTAGCTGCCCTTGTCCGTGGCGTACAACGTCGGGCTGTCGCCCGGAGTCGAGTTCTTACCCAAGAACCGTAGCTTCATGATCGCTCTCCCGTCTTCTGTCTTGCACGAGTTTGCGCGGTGGTCAGATGGTCGTCTGACTGTTCAGGCCCGTCAATCGCCATGCTGCAAACATCTGCAAGTTTCTTGGGAGTTGGGGACACCCGGCTTTACGTTCGTTGAGAACCCCCGAGCGACACAGGAACGAGGCGAAGCCGTGGCGAGCTTCCGAGGAAGTACCTGTTCACCGGCTCGAAAGGTTCCCTCGGACTGCGCCGGCCCGGGGACCGCCTCCGAGCGCGCACCTTGCACGGCCCCCCCGGTGCATGACGTGCTTAAGCCAGTCGGAGAAGCGCACGGACGCCTACGGCGAAGGGGACTTCCGCACCGTGGGCGAGTGCAACCGGGAGATCCTGCGACACCCGCACCTGAACCGACCGATCAAGGCGGGGTGACGGCCGTGACCATGACCATCCGAGTTTCGCGGGACAACGGCCGGACCTTCGCGGGCCAGGTCGTCTACCCCACGAACAAAGAGACGCCCCCGCCCACCCCCGCTGCCGACATGTGGCCGCCGTGCCGGTGCTACCTCTGCCGGACCGGAGCGAAGCGTGAAGCGTGACGCCATCGCCGTGACGCTCGGCGCCATCGCATGGGTTGCCACCGTCGCGCTCATAGTGGCGCGCGGCATGGCCGTCTGACGCCCCCAAAGCCCCCGCTCCTCACGGGGCGGGTAGCAAGGTCCCACGTTCATCCGACGAAGGAGCAGTTATGCCCGTCAAGATCGAGCGCACCGAGCCGCAGTTCGCCGAGCTGATCACGGCCATCCAGTCCGACCCGGAGCCCGTCGCGGCCGGCATCAAGAGCCGGGTCACCACGGCCCAGTCGGACGCCGAGGTTGTGATGACTAGCCACCCAGGCCCAGCAGTTGCACACAGCGTCCGGAGTTGAAGACGACCTCACTCCGGGCGCGCACACCCCGTCACCTGGCAGAGGGGCTACACGACCATGCACATGCTGAACACCGGCCATCTGGTGGAGACCCTGGCCCGGTTCGTCCACGCCATCAATGGCAAGCACGTGGACTCGATCGACTGCCTGCGCCCGGCGTACGTCGAGGCGATCAACACCCTGCGTCCTGCCGCCCTCCAGGCGGAACCCGAGGGCATCAAGCTCGGATACGAGGACAGTGGGTGGGTGGGCCACTGCAAGGAGAACCAGATCTTCGCGCACATCGTCGGACCGGCCTCCCCCTCGGACGGACCGACCCGCGAGGTATGGGACCGCGAGGTAACCAACGCGTTGGACCTCATCACGAAGATCAACCCGGGCCTGCGTCGGATGGTGGACCTGCTGGTCACCGACATCGTGGTCCTGAACTCAGGCGCGGATGGCGGCGGTTCCGCCAACCGAATGCCTGGGGTCGTGATGGTGAGCCCCGGGGCGACGTGGCTCACCCTCGACTACGCCATGTGCGTCGTCCATGAGGGCCTCCACACGGGGCTGTTCATCCTCGACTCGGTGTCTCCGATGTTCACCCTCCCGCCGGCCGAGTTGGGGAAGGCGGAGAACCGCGCGCTCTCGGCCGTGAAGATCGGCGAGAAGAGGCCGCTGCACGCTGCCTTGCACGCTGCGGCCGTCGCGGTACCGCTGATGTACATGGAGCACAGCCAGGGCGAGCACGTGCTCGTGGACCAGTACACGGCGTCCCTTCGGGACGCCTGCGACGACATGCAGACCAAGCGGGAGCTGTTCACCGAATACGGCCAGCTCATCCTGGACGAGATGACCGCATGGGTGAAGACCGACCCGGTCGACTTCGACCGGGTCGTCCGGGGCATCACAAGCCCGGAGTTCTCCGGCTACCGCCCACAGGTCGCAGCCTGACCTACTCGAAGACGATCCCTGCCTCACGTGCCAGGCTCAGGGCCAGCTCCATCGACCCCGGGCCTGCCACGGTGGTCCCCCGCAGGTACGCCGCTCCCCCCACGTCGAGAAGCGTGCAATTTTCGATTCGCATGGAGCCGACTTTCACGTTTCCGAACTGAGCACCGGTCAGGTCACAATTTACGAACCTGACGTTGTGGAATTCGGTGAACTGAAAGTCTATCCCCGCGAGTCGGCAATCCTCGAATACGGTCGCGTAGATCTTCATATTCCGGAACATCCCGGGCGTTGCTACGCAGCCGGAGAGCCGTACGTCCCGGAACGTACCGGCCTTCCACGAGGAGCCGGTGAGCCTGCTGCCTTCCACCGTGCACCGGATCAGCGAAACGTCTCCGGCGGACATCTGGGAGAAGTCACAGGTGTCCAACTTGCTGTCACTGAACTGAGTTTGGCGCAGGCTGGTGCCGGTGAAGCGGACGTTGGCGAAGACGCAGGAGTCGGCCTCGGCGGCTTCGACTTCCAGCCCCACGAAGGTCTCACCATCGAAGTTGATCCCCTTCAGGATCGCGTCGTCCTCCAGCTCGACACCATCTGCGGGCCTCAGCACAGAAGGAATTCGAGGAGCCTCCGGCGCCTTGATCTTTCCACCTTGACGGGTGATCTGGGGCATGGAAGATCTCCATTCTTCGAGGCGTGGCGGTGCCCTCGATTCTAGCCATATTGCATCCACCAGCACGTCTCGTTCATCACTCTTAAGGGCGACAGATTTCGATGGCACTCATTTCAGCGAAACCGCGCTTCGAGCAGAACGGGGTTGACTGTCCCGTGGCCCTCCGCTCCGTCTACTCCTTGCACAGCGTTGCGCGAGGAGGCTGGCGGCGCTGCCGAAGAATGGCGCCCACTCCGCTCGTACGCCGAATCTCGCCTCAACAGCGCGCGTGCACCTCTTTGAGACTCGACAACTGACGTGTGGGCCACAAGATCTCACCTGCACGGAAGTGGGATTCAACCTCGCGTGGTGGCGCATGGACGATGCCATCAAAGCGGCAGAGGCAGGCCGCTTCCTCCTCCCGGCCGGGCCGCTTGCCCTCTTGCTCGCCAGCAAGACAACACTCGGCCGATGACCCATCGCCGGTCCCTGCGCGGGGCGGCGTGATGAGGATCCCGCCGCCCCGACTTTACTGATCTTTCCTTGTCTCCAAGGTGTCACTCCCTGCAAGGCGCCGCCCCACGAACCTTGTCCGAACAGTCACGCGCGGCCGTCCACTTGAAGTGGGCAGGGGGGTGACATGCTGAGGCGGCTCGCTCTGTGCGGGTCTAACCGGGCCGTCGATCCTCCGCACGGCTTGGTCGCGCTCCTCACTGGTCATCCGGCCCCATCACCGCGCCACCCCATCGAGATCGCTCATAACCAGGCGTCACCGGTCGCCAGCAAGGTCGAGATCAGCCTCAGGAGCGGTAACCCGTGGGGTCAGCACGCTCGCAGGGCGGCGCCAGGGATGGGCAATCGGCGCCGACACCGCCCGCCACCAGGAGTCAGAAGGAAGCTTGCCAGCGGGCTCGAAGGGTTCACCTGGCCTAGGAATTGCTACGGCCTGCCCAACTTCGTCCGCGACGTCGAGTGTCCACTCGGCGGGCTCGGCCCACGGATGAAGCGCAAGGTTGAAGGTGCCCCAGTGGATCGGCATCAGCACGCCGTGCGGCGCACCGCCCTGGAGATCGAGATGGGCGCGCAGGCCCTCGGCCGGGGTCATGTGGATGTCCGGCCAGAACCACACGCCGTGGAGGCCAGCGGTCATCTACACATGCGTGCAGCTCTGCCTCGAACCATCCGATGTGTCACCGATGGTTAGGATTAGCTGGTGCTTCACATAGCGTGGTCGCTTGCTGAGCTGCGGGAACTAGAGGATCTCAGGCAGAGGGAACTTCTTCTGCCAGCCGACGCGCCCAGGGCCCTTCTCTCCGTCCGTCTCTCTGTACTTACGGATGAGACCACTTCCCCCATACGGCAAGAGCTGGATCTTCGGCGCTTCGCCATCAACCGGGGCTGCCGTGTCGTGGGTGTGGCCCAGGACCTCAACGTGTCCGCCACAAAGGTGCCACCGTGGAGCCGCCCGGAACTGGGCGACTGGATCAATAACCGGGCGCCCGAGTTCGACCAGATCCTTTTCTGGAAGCTCGACCGTTTCGTTCGGCGCATCTCCGACCTGCACCTCATGATCGAGTGGTGCAAGGAGCACAACAAGGTCCTTGCAGCCGACAAGGACCCCATCGACCTTGACAGCGCATACGGCGAGATGATGGTCACGATGATCGCTGGCATGGCGCGCATCGAGGCTGCAAACACCGGGGTTCGCTTGGAATCACTCTGGAAGTACGCCCGGACCACCGAGCGTTGGGTGATCGGTAAGCCGATCTACGGCTACATCAGCGAGGACACGGCTGAAGGCCGCAAGCTGGTCGTCCACCCCTTCAGGCGGAAGGTACTCCGGTGGATCTACGCCATGCTCAAGCGCGGGCGATCCATGTACAAGATCACGCAGATCGTGAACCGCGCAGGTGCCCCTGCACCAAACGGCGGCAAGTGGTACGCAAGGAACCTCACTGCGATCCTCACGAACCCCGCACTGAAGGGGGTTCGAGTGATCCGCCCGCCAAAGGCTACGAGCAACGAGATTTCCCGCATCGTCTACGGGTCGGACGGACAGCCCGTAAGGGTCGCTCCGCCGATCTTCTCCGACGAGGAGTTCGACGAGATCCAAGCTCTGCTCAAGCGAAACGCCAAGCACGGGCAGAGGACCGGGAAGGGCAAGAAGCTGTCGAGCTTCCTCGGGGTGATCAAGTGTGGCAACTGCCTGGCGAACATGTACAAGCATGTCTCGACCAAGCAGCGCAAGAACGGCGAGGTTCGCCGATACCCCAAGCTTCGCTGTTCTACGTACACCACAGAACCGTGCGGTGCTCCGGTTTTCGACCCCGACGTGATGTACACAGCGCTGTCTGACACTGCGCTAGATCAACTGGGTGATTACGAGGTAGTTCACCGCGAGTACGCCATGGGTGCCGAAAACCTCGCTCGGGTTACCGAATTGCAGGCATCCATCAAGCACTACATGGATGGCCTTGCGCCCGGTGGCACATTCTCCGTGGGTGGCTTCATCCAGAAGCAGGCCGAAGAGACCCTCCAAAGCCTTGGCGTCGAACTACAGCAGATCGACCCCGAGAGTACAAAGGACCGGTGGACATACACCTCGATGGGTGTGACCTACCGCGAGCACTGGACACGGCTCGGAACCGAACAGATAGAGAAAGACCTGCTGCGTGCTGGCATCACGTTCGTCGTCCACCCAGACCACTGCGATCTGCTCATCCCCGATGACGTGAAGAGTCGCCTGGTCATAAGGAAGGACTACTTCGAGAAGAAGCTGTAACGCAAAGAATCCCGCCACACCTGAGGGTGTGGCGGGATTCGATCAGCGCTCAGCCACGGTGACCAGCTTCCGCTCGCCTGATTTGCTGACCGTGTAGACATAGACCTTCACAGCAGCTCCCACACAGATAACTGTGTTCAAACGTCGCACTCAGCTCTCTTGCCGTTCAGTAAGATCAGTAAGATCAGTCAGAAAAGCCAAGGTTGTCCAGGATCTCGCGACAGGACCAGCAGATCGTGGTCTTGCCCGTCGGAGTAGTGATGTCTACCGAGGCGTACTCGATCCTCCAGTCGGTGCATCCTGGGCAGTAATGCGTGCTAGGGGGCTCCTCACGAGTACTGGCGATGTTCTGGCTCATGCATCTCCCAGGCCGCTTGCTACGTCCCAGAAGTCGAGGGCCATGCGTTCTGCGGTCGGTATGGAGAACCCGGCATCAAGGGCCTTCTGGCGGACTGTTGATGCGTAACGGATGACGACTTCGGCCCCTTCCGCCGCTCGTTTGAAGGCCTCTTCTTTGAGGTTGTCGGCCAGGCCTTCCGCGTCGAGGTTGAGCAGGTAGGCGGCAAACTCGTCAGGGTCGGGCATGGAGTCAGCAGTCACAGTCTTCCTTCGCAATGGTGTCGATGACGGTTCGGGTGATGAGGCCGCACGTCCAGGCGGTGAGCGCGAGAACACCCCCGCCGAGGCTGAAGGCAATGGCCTCTCGGTTGACGCTGAGCCACGCGACTGTGTTGTCGAGCATGGGTGGTTCTAGGCTCCGATTCGTTCTGTGATGACGTAGGCCATGGAGGCGCCACCAGCCCCGTAGTAGGTGGTGTCCGCGACGGCGGTTGCGGCGGCGGATCCCATCCGGCCGGCATTCCCTTGCGCGGCGGCTCGTTCGCGGCCTCGCTGGTCGGTCTTGCTGTTGAGTCGTTCAGTGAGCCGGTCGATGGCACGCTGAAGCTGTTTGTGTTCGGCGCTGCCGTGCGGGGGCTTCTCCTCGTGGAGGAAGGCCCGTTCAATGGCGGCCTGGTGGGCATCGGAGAGGCTGCTCATGGCTTCGTCGATGTCCCAGATGCTGAGGGCGACGCTGCCGGGGTCCCCTGCCACGCGGAGGAGGTCGTCCTTTCGGTTGGGGATGAGTTCGCGGGCTTCTTCGCGGTAGTAGGCGTGCTGGAGGACGTTGCGGACTTCTTTGGGGGTGTAGATCCATTCGGCGGTGTTGTACGTGTAGTGCAGTCGTTCGGCTTTGCAGTGCTCGACGCCGATGCCCCGGAAGATCGTGTAGAGGACGGCGGGCTCGTAGGAGTCGAAACGGTGCCTGCTCTCCCAGTACTTGAGGAGGATGAACTGCGAGATGTCATCGGCTTCGCAGTAGGGGTTCTCCCGCTGGAGCTTGGAGGCCACCCTGCGGGAAGTGTTGATGATCTCGGGGTTGATCTGGGTCACTTGTAGCGTTCGCCCTCCACGATGAACGAGCCGTTGCGGCTGACTGGGATGAGGTGGGGTGTGACGGTGGTGCCGTCGACGTAGAACAGGCCGAAGGCTGACTGCCAGTTGGCGAGGCGTTCGGGGCCCAGGTAGGCGGCCTTGGTGATGTCCATGAGGTGGCCGAGCTCGACGCCGGTGACGGTCTTGGAACCGGCTGGGCCGGTGGTTTCGGAGACGATGCCCGCACGGTGGGTGTGGCCCATGACGATGGAACGTCCGTACCGGCGGGCTGCGTTGATGGCGGTTCCGCCTGAGTAGCGGGCCAGGTTGATGCCCTTGCCGTGGCCGTGAATGGCGCTCCAGCCGGGGGCGAAGTCGTAGCGCACGGGCTCGAACTTGATCCCGAAGTCGTCCAGGCGGAGGAGCTTGTCCTCACGGAAGGACTCTTCGTCGTACAGGGCGGGGGCCCGGTCCACGAGGTACTTGTGTGGCCTTTCCCCGTGGTTGGAGCCAAGCAGGGTGATAGGCCCGTCGTATCCGGCTCGTAGCGGCTGGATGTGGGTCCTGATGGTGTAGTTGGCTTCCTGCCGGACGGTCATTCCGTATTCGGCGCGCTTGCCGGCCGACCATCTACCCGACGCCGTGTAGTCGTTGATGTCGCCGATGTTGATCACTTCGTCCGGCTGGGAGTCGTGGATGAGGTTGATGAGGTTGCGGTTGGCCCGCTTGTTCTCAAGCGGCATCTGGAGGTCGGAGATCAGGATGATTCGCTTCAAGCGCTGGCCCCGATTCGCTCCAGCTCGCGCTTGATGTACCACAGGGCCTTTTGCAGGTCCTCGATCTCGTTCTCCTTCTTCCCGGCACGTGCGAGGTACTTCAGTGCGGCGCCCCGGTTGTAAGGCAGGGCCTCGGCAATGTCGATGACTTCAGCGCCGTTGGCGTATCCCTGTGTGTAGTACGAGGGGCTGTTGACAGCGTCGTTGATCGTCGAGGACTGCACGGGCTTGGACTTGTCTATGTTCCAGTCAACGAGGTTCATCTCCTTCTCGTACAGAGTGATCTCGCCGCCGCTTTCGAGAAGCACACGCCATGCTTGGCCGTCATAGCGATCGACGTAGTCCTTGGCGGTAATAGCGCCACGCTTTCCGTGGAAGTGCCGGTGTTCTCGATAGACTTCAGCATTGACCTCGATCCAGTCGCCGATGCTGTATGGGGACATCAAAAGCCCGCCTTTTCCAGAAGGGCCGCTTGGCCGTGTTCTCGGTAGTACTGGTTCACGTCCAGGTCGTGGGGCATCTGACGTGTGGTTGCGCGCTCGTTCTTCTCGGCGATCGTGTCGGCGAGTTTGAGACCTGCGGTATCGCCGTCTGCGAGGGTGATGACTTCGTTGTATCCCCAGATCAGTCGGTTGAAGATGGGCTTCCAGTTCTGCGCGCCGGCCGTTCCAACGACGGCTGGGATACCGGCCTGCCAGGCGGTGATTGTGTCGATCTCCCCCTCACAGATCGCGAGGCGGGAGACGGGGAGTGTCAGGGCCAGGATGTTGTAGAGCTTGGCGTCGTCGCCCGGTTCCCTGATGTATTTGGTGTGCTTGTCGATGGTCTTGCAGTCGTGATCGGCTATGCAGCGATACCGGATTGCCACGACGCCTTGGCGGTTGATGTAGGGAATAGCAAGTAGTCCGGCGTAACGTTCATGACCCGAGAGTGGGCTTGCGACGTACCCGAGTCGAAAGTATTGAACGCTGTCCTGGGATAGGCCCCGCTTTTTCAAATACTCGGCGGCGGGTGAGCCGTCGAGCTGTTTGTGGTAGGTGGCTGCTGCCTGATTCAAAAAGGCGATTCGCTGCTTCGATGGCGGCGAGAAAGTCACACCTCTCCTCTTCCATGATGACGCTCCAACTGTCATGGCTGAAGTCGCAGCCATGACAGTGGATAACGTTCTCGTCAATGTTGATTGAGGCGCTGGCGTTGGTATCGTCGTGGTCGGGTGCCGGGCATTTGCATGCCTGCCAGGTACCGCTATCTCGGCGGGGTGTTTCCCAGTCGGCGTAGTAGTGCTTCAGGACCTCAAGAATGGGGGGCTTTTCGCTGCGCCCTACCATCACGGCAACTCACACCGCTTCCGCCTTGGCCTCGAAGCGCTTGAAGAGCCATACGAGACCAGAGGGCTTGATCTTCACTCCTGTTGCGATGAATGATCCATTGCCGTGCTCGACGGAGCAGGTGAGAGTTCGGAAGTGGTGGGCTGCATGCTGGTAAGGCCGGTAACCCTTCCGGTTCTTAATGAGGATTGCTTCGTCTACGAGGAGGGCGAAGAGACGGTTGCGGCCCAATTCGCCGCCGAACAGAGGGGCGAGCACCTTCGCGGCCTGGACCACGTCGTAGTCGCCTTCGGACGCCATGATCTGGTCGTAGACACTGACCTTGGGTGCCTGCTCTTCCACCAGAGCCTCGGCCTGGTCCACACGCTTCCTCAACTCGGCCAGCTTCATGAGGCCAGCGGCTGGGTCAGAGACGAGCTGCTGCATCGCGGCCTGGAGAACGTCGTCAGCCTGGTAGCTACCCGTCTTGCGGATAGTCGGCAGGACCTCCGAGGTGATCCAGCGACGGAACTGCTTGGCTTCCGGCTTCCGGCTGTCGAGGATCAGGTCATACAGCCCGGATTCATTGATCCATCGGGTGTCCCTGCGGAAGCCCGGCAGACTTTCAGTACCGCTGAAAGTTCGCAGGTCAGAGGGGGTAAGCCGCGAGAGAGCCATCGTGACGTTGCCCAGGTCGAGAACCTTGCAGGCGTCGCCAGCCACGAACCAAGGATCGCCCTGCATGTCCTGGTGCACCCGCACCTCGAACTGCTTTCCGTCGTTGCGCTTGAAGATCTTGTTGAACACTTCGTTCCTCTTACTTGTTGTAGTAGGTGTGAATGAGTCGTTCAGCGAACGCCCCGGGAAGCACCCATGCGGCGTCTTCGGTGGGAGCGTTGTGCCGCTTGTAGATCACGCACGCCTCATCACCCGTGCCGTTGTTGTGGGCTTGCACTAGGGCGTCGTCCAGGTGCTTCCAGAGTTGGATGCGGTCAACCGCCTTGGCCTGAACGGTAAGTGGGATGTTGCCGATGTCGCCGCGGTCGTGCGATCCGTAGATGGCGCCGTTGCGTTTGGCATCCTCGTATCCCAGGTCGTGGAAGACCTTGACGAGGTCGTTCTCCCAGTTGCGGCCCCTGGCTTTTACGGCGGCACCGTTGGGCTTGGTGAGCTTGCGAGGTTTGGGGTTAGCCAATGATCTGCATCCTTTCGGGCTGCCACTGGAGGCGGGCGAAGGTGAAGCCGGAGGCGTCGGCCTTGCCGCCTCTGTTCTTGACGTTGGACACCCGTAGGTCGTAGCCCTCGAACTCGGTGCCGCCGCGATGGAGGGTGAGGATGACTTCGGGGACTCGGCCGACTTGGCCCTTGATGCCGCTGAGCGGGATGGGGTTGACGCCGTCGTTGTACGGGCCGGTGACGTGGTGCAGGAGGACAACGGCGCTGCCTGTTCGGCGGGCCAAGTCATGGAAAAAGGCGCAGAGTTCATCGAGCGCAGCATGCCCTTCCCCCATCTCGGGGGCGCTGACGTTGGTCACGTTGTCGATCACGACAAGGGCCGGCCAGCCGTAGATCATGGCGTAGGCCTTGAGGGACTGTTCGATCTCGTCGAGGTCTGGCGACGCGTCGAAGTTCCATCGGATGTCGAGGTCGGCCAGAGACTTGTCGAAGGCCTCGGTCCGCTGCTGCTCGATCGCCTCTTCCACCTGTGCGGTGGTCCAGCCGCTGATGTTCGCGGCGCTGCGAACGTACTGGGTGAAGGCGTCACTGTCGGCGCTGAAGTAGTAGGTAGGGACCGCCGACTTGATCGCGATGTTCAAGGCGAGCGCTGACTTACCAGTGCCGGGTCCTGCCGCAATGAGGTGGAGCTGCCCGCGACGGATGTGGACACCCAGATCGTGCAGGGCCTTAAGGCTGGTTGGGATGGGCTCGCCTGCTGAGCCCCGCTTATGGAGTGCCTGCGAGAGCGTGAGTATGAGCGACCTCCCCGTGGCGGGTGGGCCAATACCGACCCATCAGCGTACAGAGTTGATTAATCGAGCAAAAAAAGGGGGTGGGGTTACTGCTGCCAGGGGGCAGGGGCAGCGTTCTGTGTCGGCGGCGCCCATCCGTTGCTGTTCGTCGGCCAGGAGCTCGTTGCGCTCTCGGGGACCGGCTTGGCCTGAGCTGCGGCAGGCTGGGTGTACTCGGCAACGTAAATCTTGGCCGGATTGCCGAACTTCGAGGGACGCGTTCGGGCGAAGGTCAGCTTCAAGAAGGCGCCGCTGGCGGGGTTACCGGTGGCCGCACCTGCGCGCTTCATAGCGTCCCCGATGGCCGTAGCCATCTGGGATCCCACGGGCATCCAGACAGTACGGAGACCGTCATCCGAGTCCCCTCCCTCTGGAGTGGCCAGGGTGATGACACGCTGCCAGCGAGGATTTCCGTTGTGATCGGTGTCCTGCTGCTCGGTCCCGAACTTGTTGAGCGGAATCCGCTGGGACACGTTTTCTACGTACCCGTTGACTGTGTCTCCGACGTTGCTGAACTTGAAGGTCTTGCCCATGGGAGCGCTCGGGGCGAAGTCGTTGGTGGTGTTGTCGTGCAAGAGGAGGTCCCTTACTATCGAGGGTTGGTGGTCGCTATGACGGTGGCGCCAAGGTCGCCGAGGTTGAAGGCGGCCTGGGCCTGGTTGAGGAGGTCGGCGTATCGGGGTGCCGCTACGGCAAAGGCCTCTACGTTTGGTCCGACTGTCATGGGTGTTTCTCCGTGGAAGGCCACTTCGACATTGGGTGCCGGCCGGAATGTGCAGGTGAAGCCCGGATCGTTCACTCAGTTTCCCTTCGCCTTACAGAAGCGGCTGACTCCGCATGTGGCACAGTGGTCGCCAGGGTTGGCCAGGTAGACGCCGTTACGTTCCGCGGCGTCCATTGCTGCGTATTGCGCTTCGAGCCAGTGCTGGTCGATGCGTGTCAGGTCATAGGGCTCGGTGGGCCCTCCTTGCTTGGGTGAGCGGCCCTTGCGGGCGCACGTGAAGAAATCCCCCCAGGTGATGTCAATCTGGTAGGTCTCCCAGATCGCACGTCGATACAGGGCGAGTTGGAGGGCAGAGGACTGCTTCTTGGTGCCGGTTTTGATGTCACGGACGGTCAGGCCGTACGGCGTCTGTACGACTTGGTCAATGAATCCCCGGACGGGTACATCACCGAGGCGGATCTTGAACTCAAGCTCGATCGCCTGCTTGCCGTCCGGGGTGGTCCAGATGGACTCTCCCGACTGCTCGGCGTAGTCGATGTAGTCGAGTACCTGGTGTTCGCCGAGCTCGCGGCGGTCGGCTAGATCCTTGGCTCCCGACTTGAATCCGCCAGTCATCCACTGGCTAATGTCGCTCTGCTTCGCGAGGCCGGCCGCGAGTTCCCGCTCCCACGCATGTCGGTAGGAGGCGACCGTTTGAGCCCGGGAAAGACTTCGGCCGGATCGTTCGTACGCTTCGACTCCGCTGTGCACTGCGGTGCCTTGTACGAACCATCCGGCCGGATCGCTGGGGCGCCTATCTATTCGCTCCAGCTTGTACGCTTCGCCGCACTGGGCGTATCGATTGTATTGACTATGACTACGCGGCTTTCCTTTGCCGGTAGACGTCGGCAAATCTTCCCCCTCCGTTGACGGGCACGTACTCGAATCCCTCGACTTTCTCTGTCCGAAGGAAGTCATACCCGTCGGGGATAGCGTCGAAATGGGCACGGTGCTGCCGCCCGTCGGTCTTTTCGCAGTGATAATGAACAATGTGGTCGCCGTCGCGGTGCTCAAACCGTACAACAAAACCCGCTACGGCAGTCATCCCCCCGATGATCCGAGTTACCTCCGGAGCCACTTCGAGCAGTGACCGATAGCTTGAGGGAACCATGGTCGGTGTTGCCACTACTATCTTTCCCCTTTCCCTGTTGCGACAGGGATGCCGCGAGATCACATCTCGCGCGTCCGATCAGCCTTCTCCCACCCCGGCGAAGGCCCGAAGTCAACCTATGCAATGGTTAACGGTTCGTCAATTAGCATTAAAGTGAGCACGGCCTGACACTTTCAACAGGACTATTTTTCAACGGAGTTGATCATGTGAGTCGACGCACGCGTCTCGGATGCCGCCCAAAACGCCAACGAGCCGCTTCCCGAAGGGGGCGGCTCGTTTGCCTAATGACGCTTAACGGGCTCTAGCCCGCCTCGATCCGCTCGTAGAGCGATACCGTCTCAGCGGGCAACTCTGCCTCTACAGGGAGAACAGCAACCAAACCCCTGTGCTCAGGGGTACGGGGCACATAGTGCCAACGCTCGTCCGCAGAATAGGCGAGCGTCCGATCTGCGAGGCTCGCGATCCAATTGTGATGGTCATCAGCCTCTTTCTGGGTCAGCGCATGGTTCTGCAACTGGGCTTTGAGATGCAAACGAAGCATCCTAGCAGGCCTGGCGTTGTAGGCGTCGGTAGACACCTTGAAATCCCATGGCATCAACGCCCGGTAATCGATCTTACCTTCTTCATACGGGGCAAGAGCCTTGGTCACCGCGCCCTTGGTTACGCCATAAGCTCTGGCGATGGAAGCCTTGTCCTTGTACTTCCCCAGAGCGAGATCTCGGAATATCTCGCTGGCCGGGGGCAGGATGGGTGGGCGCCCCATTTCGGTTCTCCAATACAGATTGCTGTCACACTAACCGTTCCCTCACCAGAGAAAGTCACTACCACGGGCAGCAGCGCTTCCTGCTACTTCTCTGTCTACTGGCATGAGAGCCCCCTTGAAGTTCGGCCCACACTTGACGAGGATCGGATCCCTATCGGAACTGATCTTCATATCAAGCATTGGACTTGTCCCACGCGGCGTCTTGATTTTTCCGAACCGCGACAGAAGCCCAGGGTCCAGGGCCAGGAGCTCTGGCATATTCGCCTCCTTCCGATCCAAATGGTTCAAAAGGGAATGACAGAGCTCCCAGACCTTGCGGTCGTAGCTCAGAGACTCAACCCGACTGGGTATCACCTCTTGCATGGTGGCCTGAACTCCGGACACAACGAGTCCGCGGCCGTCTGGGATGGCCACACGCAGTTCCCCCTTGCATGTACGGCCTAGCTTATCCAAGTTGGCAAGATCCGCACGCGTGAGTTCAACTGCTGCCTCACACTTCGCATCCGGCACCTCACCAAGGGTTGGCCGCCCCACGGCGTACGTGTCGGTAGCCAGGAAGAACACTTCCGTATCCGATACATAGAACATGGCGGCGGGCACCGGTGAACGCGCAGGGGTGAACGCAAGAGCGTTGTAGGCAGCCCTCGCAAACTCCTCACCTTCTACTATGAAGTTGTGCAATCGACTCCCGTGATAGCCCCGTTGTTTCTGTGGTAGATCTCCTGCGGGACTGCATCCCATTCAGCTCGCGTGTGACGAATAATCTTTAAATTCATCCGCTGCACAGGCTTGACGGACGAGAAGACACTAAGCGCCTCTCGCTCCTGGCGACGCTTATTGCGCCACTTCTCCCGCTCACGTTGGGTATTGCTCATACTGGATCCTCAATAGAGCCTGATGATCCAGCCTCGGGACCCCGTCGATGCCGGGGCACTGCGGCAAGACCATCAGGGAGTTACTACTTACTGGCCGTCAGCAGTCAACGAACTGCTCATCAAGGCAGGCTTTCGCACCGCTCCCCGCGCTGGTGCTGTCGAATCGCTAGCACTGAGCATCCGGCCGAAGCCGGCAACGACGGGTCTTGTTCGACGGGCTGCAGAAGACGGTGAATCCTTGGTGGCTCGCAGGCCGCTGACGGCGGCGCCAACCAGAGTTGGCGCCTAGGTCTAGTGGGGCCTCCCGCGCTCTCGGGGTGGCCTCCGGGTGTTGCTCTGAGGTTGTCAATCCAGCAGAAGCCGGAGGGTCTCAAGCACGTGCTGTGCGGTGACAGACAGAAAGTTACTCAACTCTGTACGCTTAGGCAACTCGACACCACGTGACGACGATCACATCGCAGCGCGAGTGGGATCCGGCCTCCGTGACCATGCCTTAAGTATGAGAGGTAAGAAAAACAAAAACTCTTCTACTTCTTTAGAAGAGTAGAGACTTCCTTTATTTTCAATACTTAAGAGACTCCCCGCAGGGTTGATGCTCCCTTAAAGGTTTGAGCACCCCTGCGGGGTTTCTTTTCCCCGGGTGAGATTTCAACACGTCGACAGAGGCTGTGCAGTCTGGTCTCACCCGGGGCGAAGCCCCGAGGATTTCAAATGCCCAGAGCTCGACAGATCTGCTTCAGGTCCGGATGCCCCAGGGTAGCTATCAAGTCCGGCGGGTGTGCAGAACACGCACCCAAGTACATTGACCATCGAAAGCCCTGGGCCAACAAGTCCAAGAGAAACCAGTCACGTTCCACAGGATGGAACAGGATTCGTCTGGCAATCCTCCGGCGGGATAACTACCGCTGCTACCTCTGCGGAGCAAAGGCGAACGAGGTGGACCATATTGTTCCTGTCGCCTTCGGCGGTACCGAATCCCCACTGAATCTTTCGGCTTGCTGCCGGACTTGTCATCAGGACAAGACGCGCCGTGAGGCCCGACAGGGCCGCTACGGACACTGACTTATTTAACTCAAAGGAGCCTGCATGGCTGGCAGGGGTGTGCCGCCGAAGATCAACGCGGTACGCCGCAACAAGCACATGGAAGCACCTCTTACCGGTGCCGGTTCCAGCATCGTCCCCGAGCTTCCCAACGCCGAGCGATACCTTCCGGCGGTACAGGAGTGGTGGGAGACCTGGCGACGGTCTGCACAGGCTGAGCAGTTCCTTCCTACCGACGTGCAGCGCCTCAAGATCCTGGTCCTTCTGGTCCAGCGCATCTACGAGATGGAAGGTGCAGACCTCAAGGCGTATGCCGAGCTCCGGCAGCAGGAGTCCCTTCTCGGTGGCACGGTCCTCGACCGTCAACGGCTGCGGATGAAGGTGAAGAAGGACAGTGAACAGTCGACCGGTGATGACGTCCTGGACGACTTGATTGGATAAATAAGATCGAGGGAGGGCTGTGCCGCAGACGGGAAATCTCCCCGCGCATGAGCCTGACCTCACCCTCGGGCATCACATTCTGGCCTGGGCAGAGCGCTACATCGTCCAGCCCGATGGAGAGAACGCCGGAAGCCCATGGCGCTTCACTCCCGAGCAGCGTCACTTCATTCTCTGGCTCTACGCCCTGAAGCCTGATGGCGGTTGGGCCTATACAGAGGCCACCCTGCGCCGAGCCAAGGGCTTTGGTAAGACGCCTCTTCTGGCAGCGCTCGCGATCATTGAGTTCATCGGGCCTTGTCGTTGGACGGGCCAGATCAAAACAGCCAAGGACGGGACACTGATCCCGGTAGGCAAGCCGGTGCACCTCCCCCTTGTGCAGCTCGCTGCGACCTCACTGGACCAGACGGCCCAGACGATGGACATGATCCGCGGGATGCTCTCGGAGTCGCCGGCCGAGCGTGAATACGACCTGGACATCTCGAAGACGATGATCCAGTTCAAGGGCAACCGCCCTGGAAAGATCACGCCGGTTACGTCCTCGACTCGTGGCAATGAGGGGGCGAGGCCCACCTTTGCGCGGCCCCGGTGAGCTGACTGCTTGCCGGGGCCGCGTGGCGTTCGTCGTAGCCGATGAGACGCACCACTGGGTGCACAGCAACGCGGGCCCGGGGTTCTTCGAGACCCTGGGCCGCAACACCAACAAGACGTTGAGTCAGGGTTCGCGGGTCGTCCAGACGACGAACGCGTACGACCCGAACGAGGAATCGGTTGCTCAGCTCACACACGAGAAGGTGCTGAACGGCAACCCGCTGATCCTCTACGACTGCCGCGAGGCTTCCCCTGGTATCAACCTCAAGGATCCGGATGCAGTCCGGGCCGGACTGATCGAGGCCTACGGGGACTCCTGGTGGGCGCCGATCGAGCAGCTCGTCAGCGTCATCGTGTACGGCACCAATGCCGCCCATGACTACCGGTTCTACCTGAACAACATTGCGGAGTCCGCTGACTCGTGGATGAGTAAGACCGAGTGGGAAGCGTGCTTCACCGACGATGATCCGATCCGTCCCGGGGATCAGATCGCCCTTGGGTTCGACGGGAGCCTCTTCAATGACGCCACCGGGATCGTGGGCGTCCGTCTGAGGGATGGGCGTCTGTTCACGATCGGTGTGTGGGAGAAGCCGGAGACGGCCGGCCCCGATTGGGAGGTGGACGTCCTGGCCGTGGAGGCCGCAGTTCAACGGGCCTTCAGCGACTACACCGTTGAGTGGATGTACGCCGATCCGCCGCACTGGCAGGAGGCCATTGGCCGTTGGGCTTTGGCCTACGGCGACGACAGGGTCTTTGAGTACTGGACCAGCAAGCCCAGCCGGATGGTGAATGCCATCGAGCGCTTCCGTACCGCGGTGACCACCAAGGACCTCAGCCACTCCGACGAGACCAAGCTGACTCGCCACGTGCTGAACGCCGTGGCCCGCGAGGTTCCCCAAGGCGTGCTGATCCGCAAGGACTCCCCGAAGTCCAAGAGGAAGATCGACTTGGCCGTATGCGCCGTGTTGGCGTTCGAGGCGCGGGCCGATGCGATAGCCGACGGGCGACTGACGAGAAAGAGGAGACGCGTAGTCGGCTTTGGATAAGATCAGTAACTTCACTTCCCCACCCACCACCGCCCTTGAGTGGATCAACTACCTCCAGGGCAAGCATGGTTCACAGCTCTCGCAGATCCGCCGGTACGCCGAGTACTACGAGGGCCGCCAGGAGACGATGCCGTTCTCCCAGGCGATCTACAACACCGCCTTCGGCGACACCTTCCGCTCCTGGTCCGACAACTTCTGTGCGCTGATCGTCGACGCGGTCAACGAGCGCATGAAGGTCATCGGCTTCCGCATGACGAAGGATCCGGATGCGGATGAGGATGCCCACGCGATCTGGCAGCGCAATCAGATGGACGTGCAGTCCAGTGCGGCGCACCTCGACGCGATGATTCACGGCGAGTCCTACGCCATTGTGTGGGCCGGCGTCGATGGCGAACCCGTCATCTCCTGCGAGTCCGCAGAGCACGTAGTGGTGCAGTACAAGCCCGGGAGCCGGACTGAACTGGACGCCGCCGCGAAGTTCTTCACGGACGACTGGGGCCGCGATCACGTCACGCTGTGGACTCCGGAGTACCTCTATACGTCGGTGACCGGCGACCACGGATGGCTTGAGCCTGTACGGGCGCGGAACCCGCTCGGCGTGGTTCCCGTGGTACCGATCTCCAATCGGCTTCGGCTGACGGGTACCGCACAGTCGGACCTCAAGGCGATCATTCCCCTCCAGGACGCGATCAACAAGACGATCACCGATGCTCTGGTGGCCTCCGAAATGGCGGCCTTCCCGGCGCGCTTCGTCACGGGTCTGGAGATCGCGGAGGACGCCGACGGCAACCCGATCGAACCTTTCCGTGTCGCTATCGACAAGGTCCTCCAGGCCGAGGACCCGAACGCGAAGTTCGGACAGTTCCAGGCCGCAGACCTGTCGAACTACGGCACGCTGGTCGACCTGCTGACCAAGCACCTGGCGAGCATCGCCCGCCTGCCGCACTGGATGATCGACTCCACGGGACAGCCCGCAACAGGCGAAGGCGCCGAGGCCGCCGAGTACGGCCTGGTCGCCAAGATCCGGGAGCGGATCCTTCACTTCGGGCGTGCCTGGGTCGAGGTCATGCGCCTGTGCTTCAAGGTCAAGAAGGACCGCCGGGCCGACGCCTTCGACGCGTCCGTCATCTGGGCCGACGTCGAGAACCGGTCCGAAGCACAGCACATGGATGCCCTGGTAAAGCTCTTCTCTCTCGGTGTTCCTGCCGCTGTCCTGTGGGAGCGCGCCGGTTTCACTCCTCAGGAGATCGACCGCTTCCCTGCCCTCCTGGAGGACCAGGAGGAGCTGATCGGCTCCTATCCCTCTGCCATCTCCGGCGACGGATCCTCCGGCACGGACAAGACCGTTGATCCAGCCGAGATGGCTGCTACCGCCCCGCAGGGCAACGCCGGAAACTCCGCACGCAAGCGTGCAGGCGATGACGGAACGCGCCGCTAGAGCGCTCCTTCCCATGGCTCCCGCAACGGGAGCCTTCTGTACCTCCGAAACGGACTGATAGCCCCATGACTGAGCTGACTCCCGCCCCCGCTTCCACCAACGAGCCTGCCGCGAACTCGACCACTTCGGGGTCCGAGCAGGCGCCGGATCCGACTGTCCTGACGGCCGAGGTCGACAAGTGGCGTTCGATGAGCCGCAAGAACGAGAAGGCGTTCAAGGACGCTTCGAAGGAACTTGAGCAGTTCCGCCAGGCCGCCATGACCGAACAGGAGCGGGCCATCGAAACCGCCCGTGCCGAGGCTCGCACCGCTGCCCTCTCCGAAGTCGGGAGCCAGCTGGTGGCCGCTGAACTGCGCGCCCAGGCCGCAAGCACCGGCGCCACGCTCCCGGCCGCCGATTATCTGAACCTCTCCCGCTTCCTCGGCGAGGACGGCCAGCCGGACACCAACGCCATCACCCACTTTGTCACCACCCTGTCCACGAACACGCCGCCGCAGCCCGAGTACAAGCAGGACATCGGCCTTGGCCGCCAGGGCACCAGCCAGGCAGGACAGCTCACCCGCTCCGACCTCTCCCGCATGACGCCCGCCCAGATCAACGCAGCCCGCTCCAAGGGCCTCCTGGACGCGCTGATGCGCGGGGAGCTCTAACCACTCAGAAGGAACGTTTCTCCACTTGGCTACTGGCTTTTACAAGGACGCCGGCCAGCGACTCAACGCTGGCGTACAGGGCGTCTTCTCCCCCGAGATCTGGACTGCCCAGCTCCTACAGGACCTGGAACAGAACTCCATCCTGTCCTCCCCCCTCATCGTCAACAACAGCTACGAGGGCGAGTTCAAGCGTGGCGGCGACACCATCCGCATCCCGCACTTCCTCGACACCGTGGAGGACAAGGGTGTGGTGCCGTCGTACGGCGAGATCGGTACCGCCGACCATGCGGAGCTCGACTACATCCGCATGACGGTGCAGAAGGGCAGCTCCTTCCACATCGAGATCGATGCCCTGGATCAGCTCTTCACCCAGCCCGGCATCGCCAAGATGACCAACCTGATGGCCCAGCGTGCCAAGCAGGCCGCCAAGTCCATCGACAAGCTCGTGGCCAACACCATCGGGCACGCGATGAACGGCAAGGACTACAACAGCGCCGCGTCCGGCATCACCGACGAGACCAAGATGCTCGACCTGCACAGCAAGGTCGAGAAGATCGAACGCACGGCCAAGGACTCCGCTTACGACATGGTCCTTGAGGCGATGATGCAGCTCGACTACATCGAGGCTCCGGAAGACCGCTACCTGATCATCTCGCCATCGCTCCGCAAGGAACTCCTGAAGGACGAGATGTTCGTCAACGCGAGCTACTACGGCGGCCAGCCGGTCATCCCGACCGGCCACATCGGCCAGATCCTCGGTGTTCCGGTGTACGTCTCCAACCAGCTCGGCACGGTCAAGACGCCCAGCAAGCCGCTGGTGAAGCCCGCGCTCGATACGGCCCTGCGGAACGTTGACATGCTGCTCGGCGCGACCAACTGCGTGTCGGTGGTGATCCCGCATGCGGAGATGGCCGCGTACAAGCCTGAGAAGAAGTTCACCGACGCCATCAAGTCGCGTGTCCACTATGACGCGAAGATCATCAGGCCGGAGCAGCTGATCGCGGTGGGCCCGAAGTCGGCCCCTTCTCCCTGACCCTCTCCCCGCAAAGTGCCGTCACCGCAATGCGCGCTGCAGAGCGGATTGACGGTTGGGAAGAGGGTGACGAATCCGCCGCTCCCGCGGTGAAGAAGCCTGTCCGCCGGGCGCGGAAGAAGGCAGTTCCCAAGGAGGCTGATGTCGAGCCTCGCGACGATTGAGGACGTGGCGGCCCGGATCGGCCGCCCCCTCATCGAGGAGGAGAAGCCCCGCATCGGCGCCTTCCTCCTCGATGTTTCCACCCTGGTCACTGACTACTGCGGCACCGACTTCCAGCGTCACGACGACGGCCTGGCCGTGCTCGATCCGGTCTCCGGGGTGGAACTGCCGCTCCCCCGCTTCATGCTCCCGCTCACCTCTGTCATCGAGGTCAGGTGGGGTGACGGGACGCTCGTCGAGGACTGGTCTTACAGCCGCCGCTCTCTGTGGCGCGCTGGGGGGTGGCAGCCTCCCGCCAGTGGGAAGGCCCGCACGATTACCGTGCGGGCCTCCTACGGCTATCCCGCTGTGCCTCCCACGGTGACCGCCGTCATCTGCACCGAGGTCATCCGCTGGCTTGCCGTGCAACCCGGTGTCACCGCCGAAAAGGTCGGCGAACTGGAGATGCACTACGGCACAGCCGCCCCCACACAAAGCCTGTCACCCGCAGCCGAACAGGCACTTCGTAACCACCGGCGACGCGTCGCATCCACCCACGTGAGGAGGTCCCATTCGCTTTGACGATGTCCTCGACATCTACCGCGCCCCGATCAGCCAAGACGCCTACACCCGGCGCCGCGACTGGGACAACGCCCGCCGCATCTGGTCAGGTCCGGCCAGCGTCCAGCCCTACAAGGCGTACGAGGACCGCGACCCGTCGAACGAGACCGCAAGCACCATGCTGAACGCCTACCTGCCCATATCAGCGGAGCCGGATTCGGCTGACCGCGTCCTCTATAACGGGTCCTGGTACGACGTGCTCGGCGAGCCTGCTCGCTGGGACAAGGGACGCCTTCGCCACGTAAAGGTCCGCCTCTGGGGCGTGACCCACTGAGCCGGCAGCCCTACGAGATCGAGTGGGATCCCCGCGCAATCGTCCGTCTTGAGGGCAGTACCCAAGCCGCGGCCGAAGTCGAGAAGGCCACCCTGCGGATCGCTCGCCGCTATCGCGCCATGCTGGCCCGCTACAACCGAAAGCGCCCCAAAGGCAACAAGACTGCCGCCTCCATCAACGTACGCACCGCCATGGTGTGGATCGACGGGAAACCGGTCGGCGGTGTCATCCCCGATGCTGACGTTCCCAGCGGCGCCGCTCATGCGATGCACCTGGAGTACGGCACCAACAAGACGCCTGGCAGGCATCTGCTCCGGGATGCTGTGATGCGCGAGCGGACGACGCATGCGGACTGATCCGATGCGCGTCCTGCACGCCTACCTCACAGCCCTCCCGGAAACCGCCGGGATCCTCGTCTCCGCATCCCTCATCGACCGGGTCAAAGGACAACCGTCCGTGATCCTCGACGGCACCGGCGGATACCGCGTCGTACGCCATCGCGCCGACCGCGCCGACTTCACCATCAACACCTACCACCGCACCATGCACCAGGCTGCCGACCTGGCATTCGCCCTGCGGGAACGCCTCCTTGAAGAGCTTCCCGGAACGGTGGCCAGCGGCGGCCTGGTCCTCGACGTCACCGAGGTACACAGTCCGTTCTTCCTGGCCGACATGACCTCCGGTGAGTACCGCTACGTCGCAGCTATCGCGGTCTACCTCACCGAAGCGTCTGTCTAACACGCACAACTCAGACACAGTGTTTGATTTATTGCGCTGATACTTGGGCGACTTCCCCGCGGACGTGGTGGACGTGGACCGTGTGCACCCACTGTCACTCAGCGGCGGAGGACATAGACAGCAATGTGCAAGTGCTGGCCAGGGGTGCCACCAGCTCAAGACCGCAACGGAGTTCGGGGCTCCGGGATGATGTGCCCACGTGGCTCGGTTCTTCTCCGGGATACGACAGAGCCCCCGGACAGGCTATCCAGGGGCTCATCATGTTGCTCGTCTATGAACCGCCACACTGGCAGGGGCCGCCGCTCTGGCATCCGCAACTACAGCCCGGGCCGCATGTGCAGTCGCCAGCAACAGTACCTTCGTTCGAATTCATGGCGCCTCGCTTTCATTTTTCCTGGGGTCAACGGTCATCAATTGGCCGGGGATCGCCCAAATCCAGTGCTGCCCCTCGCCGATTCAAACTATGCGCCGTGGCTGAATTCAGTTGAGTTTGGGCTGAAATTAGCGGTAGGCGTGAAACGATATCCGTTTTCAGAAATGCCATTCGGAGCACCTGCCCTCGCTCGGAGATACCCCCTTGCCGAATCTCCGCCCCCCTGTTCGATTCCCGGGTGTCTGAGCTCACCACCCGGGGCAGCAGCCGGGTTGTGCCGCCCATCAGTAATCCGTCCCAACAGGGGCTGCTTTCCAAAATCTCGAATCTCCTCGCTTCTAATTCATGACTCGGCGCCCATATACTCGGGGTGGCCGTACCTTCGCATGTCCCCACCTCGTAAGGAACTGCCTGTCTGTGGCCAATGCCAACAATGCTTCTCAGATCCGCTTCGCCCCCAAGGGCAAGCTCAGTGTTCACTTCGGCGCCCTGCCCGGCGCCTCTCTTCCCAAGGCCGTTGATGAAGACCTCACGGCAACGGGCTTCATTGAACTGGGCTACACGTCGGAGGACGGCGTGGAGATCACGCCGAAGATCGAGACTGACGAACTGTCCGTGTGGCAGTCCAGCGTCCCGGTGCTGCGATACGTGAAGTCCGCAAGCTTCCAGATCAAGTCGACTCTCCAGCAGGTCAACGCCAACACCACGCGCCTGTTCTACGGCGCCGAGTGGACCAAAACCACGGAGAAGACGAAGGCCGGACGGGATCAGTACCGGCTCGACCTGTCCTCCAACCCCGATCTTGCGGAGATCTCGCTCGCGGTCGACTGGTCGGACGACGTTGCCTCCTATCGTGCGGTGATCGGGCGGGCGATGGTTTCTGACCGCGGCTCCATCTCTCTGACCCGCACCAAGAACCAGGGGCTTGAGCTCACGATTGACGCTCTCGATTCGGACAGCCTTCTGGGCTACTTCCTGAGTGATGACCCTTCGATCTCTCCGACCCCTCCGCCGGTCATTCCTCCGGCTCCGAAGTCTCTGCCGGACGCCGGCGGGACGTCTTCGCCGATTGAGAACCCGCTCGACATCGGCGGCGGCAACAAGCCGATCGGCGCCTGACTTATTGATTTAACGCCTTCCCGGGGCTGGCTCTAACCGCTCCGGCCTGTTCTTTCTCATCCTTGCTTACGGAGTATGACCATGGCTGCCACCACCACGAAGAAGACCACTGTCGCGAAGAAGGCCGAGGCCACCGACGCGCCGACCACCTTTGAGTTCAACGGTGTTGAGTTCACAATCCCGTCCGCGAAGAAGCTGCCATTCGAGGTCCTGGAGGCCATTGACGATGACCGAAGCGAAGTTGCGATCATCCGCTCCATCGTTGGCCCCGAGCAGTGGGTAGCGTTCAAGGACACCCGCCCGACCATCGAGGACTTCGAGGAGTTCGCCCAGGACGTGGCCGAGGCTGCCGGGTTCGGTGATTCGGGAAACTGATCCGCACCCTCACCGTGGTGAGGGAGCACAGCGACGCGCTTGAGGCCGACCTGTTGGAGTTCTTCAGCGTCGATCTGCTGGACCTCTGGACGGGTCGGATCTCACTGCGGCGCCTGCACGTATTGATCTCGTCTCTCCTGACTCGTCAGGGCACCGGTGCTCTGGTCGCCGCCATCGATGAGTCGGCCATCTGGACTCATGAGGCGCACATCCTTGCGCGGATCTCTGACGCGCTTGAGGCATCGAACTGGCTCTTCATCAGCGCCAACTCGACGGGTGACACCACCCTCGATGCGCCCGAGCCGATGTGGCGCCCTGGCATTGAACCTTCCGAACCTCCGGCCCCTGTTACGGCGTCGGGTGCCGATGTGGCGGCCTGGTTCGGTCACATGAACTCGCTTTAAGGAACGTGAACTTGGCTGGTGAAGACTCGGGCATCCCCGTAGCGCGGGCCAAGGTTCCCGTCACACCGACGCTGGATGAGTCCGGCGCTCGGCGCATGAAGCAGGCTGTCGAGCGGGCCATGGGCCAGGCCGGTGAAGGTGCTGGTGCCGCATTCGACCGGGGCTTTGTCCCCAGGGTTGATGCTGCCCTTGAGGGCCTGGCCGTGTCCTCTGCCGAGGCCGGCCGCCGCTCCGAAGCCGCCCTCAAGGCTGCCGCCACTCGGGCATCTCAGGCCCAGGCCCGAGCTATCGACTGGGTGGTGGAGAAGGAAGGCCAGGCCGTCGCCGCCGTCGTGAAGATGGCCTTCAGCGCGGCCGACGAAAAGCATCGCGCGTTGCTGGGCCTGTCCGCCCGGCACAAGCGGATCCTCTCCACGATGGGCCTGGACGAAGAGTCCGCCGTCAAGGCGATGGTTCGCGCGAGCCGACTCGGCGAGGCCCGCAAACAGCAGGCCTTCAAGGAGACCAGCCTCCAGTACAAGGCAGTCCTTCGGGAGAACCAGACAGCTCTTGTCGCCAACCTCCGTGAAGGACTGCGGGATTACAAGGCCGCAAAGAGCCAGGAGATCGCGGCCGAGCGGGAGGCCACGCTCGCCTACAAGGCCGAGCTCGCCGAGCGGCTGACCTCCCTGCGTACCGAGCTGGCCGCCGCAACCCGCGCGCAGGAGACCGCGTCGGCCACGCAGGCCGGGCTTTTCGCCACGGCCGCGACCCGGTGGAAGCGCGGTTCCCAGCAGATCGAGCACATGGGCACCCAGTCCGTGGAACTCGGCAACCTGATCAACCGGAACATCGTCACGCCCCTGGCCACAGCGGGCGGCATGGCGACCGTGTTCGGCATCAAGGCCACCGACAGCTTCGACAAGGCCGCCAACTCCCTTGGCGGGCTCGGTGTGTCGATCGGCGCCACGAAGCGCCTGCTGAACGATCTTCAGCAGTTCGCCATCAACTCGTCCTTCTCGCTGGACGACATGAACGAGTTCGCCCCGCAGTACGTCAGGATCCTGACGTCTCACGGCACCAAGCCGGACGCGGCAGCCACACAGTCTGAGGCGCTGATCAAGGCCATCGCGAACAATGCGGCCAAGGGCGGTATCACCGACCCTGACAAGCTCGCGCGGGCGATGCAGCAGATCGCGTACATCCTCGACACCGACAAGCTGACGCTGCGCAATCTCAAGCCGTTCGAGAACGCCACGAACATGAGCATGCAGCAGATCGCCACCATGCTCGGGTACAAGGATGCGCCGGGCGGCGGCACCACCAAGGCCAAGGGCCAGCACTTCAGCCAGGTCGGCGGCAAGTGGGTCAAGGACGACGACGGCAAGTTCATCAAGTCCGGCTTCCAGGACGGCAAGGCCGTCTACAAGGAAGATAAGGGCACCCCCACCAAGGGCAAGAGCGCGTCCGCTCAGCTCATGGCGGCCATGACCAAGTCAGTCGCGCCGTCCGGTCACGAGTTCATTGAAGCCCTGATCAAGTCCGGGGTCGGCATCGATGGCGCGGCCAAGCGCGCTCAGAACGCGACGGTCAAGGGCCGCCTCCAGGCGATGAAGGAGAACGCCCAGCGAGACCTCATGGGCCTGTTCGCCAAGCGCGACAAGAACGGGAACTTCGAGGTCCAGCGTGACCCCAATACAGGGATGCTCACGCACGTCCAGACCGACCTGTACAAGCACGTCCTCAAGGTCCTCGACGGCCTGCAATACCTGTGGAAGGTCAGCCTTCCCGGCCTGAAGGTCGCCGCGAAAGCATTCGTCGACGGCGTGAACAAGGTCATCGCCATCGCCACGACCACCGTGGAGTTCATCCGCGATCACCCGGCACTCGCCGGTGCCTTGAAGACCGCAGCACTGTTCTCCGTCAAGGCCCTACCGCTACTGATTGCCTTCGGTGTCGCCGCGAAGGTCCTCGGCAAGTTCGGCGGGATGGTCGGCGGTCTCCTCGGTTCCGGCAAGGTACTCGGCAAGGCCGCGTTGGGTACGGCCAAGGGCATCAGCAAGTCCGGCCTGGCCCTCTCGCGAGGCATCAAGCACACAGCAAGCGGGGCGATCTCGCGCCGCAACGGGGGCAGCTTCCTCGGCGGCTATCAGGCGTCCCGCAGCCGGAGCAATGCCGCACGGGAGGATGGTTGGGGCTGGACGAACCGGCTCCGTGACAGCCGTGACAACGCTCGCCGACGCTGGGGTGCCGGACGCGCCGAGACGATTCGTGGCTACGGTCGTGCAACCACTCAGTACGCCACTGGCGGGCTGATCGACTTTGATGAGCGCGATCGGCGAGCGCGCGACCGCGATGCGTTCCGGCGCCGTAACCGTGCTCTTCGCCAGTTCCGCAATGTCACTCCGCAGACGGCGGAGAACGCGGGTGAACTGGTCCGTAACGAGCGTGATATCCGTGCGAACCGGCAGCGCTACCGAGAGAACCGCCGCACGCCCCGCCAGCAGGCAAGGGCCTCTCGTCGCCAGACTCGCGAAGGGATATCCCGGGCGAGGGATGGCGGTGACCTCTCCGACGATGAGAGTGATCTCCTCAACCGCCAGCTGCGCAGTCAGCGCCGGGAAGAGGGACGAGAGCGGCGCCGCACTGCTCGCCGGACCGCAAGTGATCACCTCCCTGCCGTCCCGCAGACGCAGGAGGAGCGGATCCGGATCAACGTCTCCGAAGCGGAGACCGCGATCAAGCAGCTCCAGGAGAAGATCAAGGCACTCAACCTTGATCTCCGGCGCGTCAATGACGTGCGACTGGCCCATGTTCAGGGCGAGTTCGACGGTCAGCCGCAGTCGATCTCCCACATGGCGGTCAAGGCTCAGGACGCCATTGACCACATCCGCACGCTCGGTATCACGCCGCTCAACCAGGCGGACGTAGGCCAGCTCCGCGGACGTCTGGCCGGCCTGGAGGGCGGCTCCTCTCTGGAGTCCTCGGCGGCCAAGGCCGAGAGCGCTGTCAAGGCCATCAAGACCCAGGCCTTGGAACCACTGAACACCACCAGTCTTGGCCCTGCCCAGTCTGAACTCAGTGGTGAAACGACCTCTGTCGCTTCATCTGCCTCGACGGCTGAGCGTCATGTTCACGGTGTCGGCTCTGCTCTTACTGATCTTAATCAGGGGGCTTCGACTGCCCAGGTACGCGGCCAGCTCGACGGCGCAGAGGGCTCTGTTCGCACTGCCGCACAGGGTGCGAAGGAGTCCGTATCCCGTCTCGCGTCGGCTATCACCAACGTTGCGGACATCAGCCTTGAGGCGATCAAGGCACGCTTCAACGGCCCGGGAAGCCTGAAGAGTGCCGTTGACGAGGTGAAGGATGCGACGGGCCTTCCGACGTCCAAGACGGGTCTGAACTCGGCCCTGAGTAAGATCAATAATGTCGAGTTCAAGGGCGCCCAGGGCAAGCTCGACGATCTCAAGAAGAAGATCGAGAGCGTCACTGAAGCCACAGGTGCTCTGGTCCTGGCCCTGAAGTCGGTGGATGAAGCCACCGGCGGTGGCTCGTCCAAGGGCGGCAACGGCGGAGGAAGCGGCAAGGACAAGGGCGGCGGGAAGAAGACCCGTTCCGCGCCTGGTCCCACGCTTCGCGGCTTTGTTGATACCGGCGTTCACGCGTCATTCGGTGGCGGATCGATCGGTCCGGCTGCGGGTGGCGGGGCCTCTGGTCCGAGTGCTTCCGCTGCTTCTCCTGCTGGGTTCTCCCTCATGGCGGCGCCGAGTATGGCGCGCGCTGCGGCAGCACCAGCGGCAGGCGGACGCAGTGGCGGTGGTGGCGGTGGCCGACTGGGTTCGCTCTTCTCGCAGTTCGACGAACTGCGTCGCATGCTCGACCTGTCGAGTCTGGCCCGTACCGCTACGGCCGCACTCGGCGTAGACGGCGCCACGACCAAGCTCGGTCAGACGGGCGCGAACATCCGCGATTTCGTCGGCACCAAGGTCACGTGGGCCGGAAGCCGCTTTCAGGGCCTGCCCGACAACTTGCTCAAGTGGGTCACGAAGAAGCTGCCTCCGGCTCTGATCGAACAGGCGGAAGGTGCTCCGTGGACGCAGCTTGCCGGCCTCGCAACAGGACTGGTTTCGCCGGTAGTTGGCGACGCTTTCATGTCGCAGGTCTACCACGGTGACGGCAACATCGTTGGGCGTGCCAAGCGCATGGCCGGGGAGGTCTTCAGCCTCGATACCGTTGAGCAGGTTTTCGACAATCTGCTCAGCCTGATCAAGGACGTGTGGACGGGCGTCAAGGAACTCCTGTCGCTGGCAGGCCGGTTCATCACCGATCCCGGTGGCGTCCTCGGCGATCTGAAGGACTGGGCGACCGAGCAGTTCACCGGATTCGTCGGGATGTTCTCCGACGCCTGGCGGGCTATCGACGCCATCGCATCGAGCCCCTCCGGCTATGCGAAGGAGGTCCTGGACGATCTCCTCCAGGGCCTGAAAGATGCCCTGCCCAACATGACGGGCCTGTTCGACTTCTCCAAGGGCTATGCCTCGGGTGGCGTCGTGCCTGGCTACTCGCCGGGCCGCGACAGCGTCCGGGCCATGCTCAGCCCCGGTGAGGCCATCCTTCGCCCGGAGATCACGCGCATGCTCGGTTCCGATCAGATCGACGGTATGAACTCGGCGGCACGGGCCGGGAATTTCCAGGGCCTGGCCGAGTTGATCGAGCGCATGTGGCGCACGCTCATCGAACCGTCGTTCGTGTCGATGTCTCAGGAGGTCAAGACCGACCTCACTCCAACCACGAACGCGTTCAAGGCCACCAGCGTGGACACCTGGACGACCGTGGGCACGACGGTACGGGCCACATGGCAGAACGACGTCCTACCGACGACGAGCGCCTGGTCCTCGTGCGTACGTGGTGATCTCACCTCCTCTGAACGCGATTTCCTGGCCGCTCATCAGGGCGTTTGGTCGGCCGCTGCTCAGCAGGTTGATCAGTCGAAGGCATCGTCACTGTCCTCGTTCGGGTCCCTGGCGTCCGGCGTCAGCGGCCTGCGGGACACCTTCGGGTCAGCTGGATCGGAGATCACCAGTTCATGGCGCTCTGCCATGTCCTACGTGGACTCCTCCACGAGGTCGACACTGAACGGCCCGTACAACTCGGGTGTGGTGTCGATGACTTCGGCCATGGCCTCGCTGTCGGGTGCTCCGGCTCCCTTGAAGCCACTGAAGTTCGCGCACGGTGGTGTCGTTCCTGGCTATTCGCCGGGCAATGACACGGTGCCGGCCGTACTGAGTCCCGGTGAGGGAATCCTGCGCCCGGAAGTCGTTCGAGCCCTCGGGCCGGACGTCATCCACGCATGGAACCGTGCGGCCCGCATGGGCGGCAACATGTTCGCCAACGGTGGCATCGTCCAGCCCATCGGCTGGAAGTCCCCGACCGCAAGCGCATGGGTGGAGGCCCACAAGAACGACGCCTATACCGGCTATGCCGATGCCCTCGGGCACGGATGGTCTGAGATCGTCGAGGCGATGACACGCACGGTGAACGATGCCTTCGCCACTGCGGGTGTCGTCAGTTCCGGGACGGTGGAGCACTTCAAGGGTTCCGTCCTGTCCTGGGGCAAGTACCTCGATGACCACGTAGGCGGCGCATCAGCAGTGGTGAAGCAAGCTCAGCAGGAGCTCGGCTACACCGAGACCGGACCGAACATGGTCAAGTACAACCAGTTCAACGGTGAGGAATGGTGCGCTGACTTCCTCTCCTGGGTCGTCGACAAGGCCTCCGCGAACGCGTCGTACTGGAACAGCCCGACAGGGACTCCGGGCAGCCGTTGGCCGAGCGTTTCCACCTGGAACAGCGAGGCCGCGGGCTCGCAGATCTCCGCCTCACAGGCCCGTGCCGGTGACGTCGTGTCCTTCCGGAACGGCGGGCATATCGGCCTGGTCGAATCCGTCGCCAACGGCGTCCTGCACACCATCGAAGGCAACACCGGTCCGTCCGTCCGACGCCTCACACGGGCACTCTCGGACCCGGATCACGTGTTCCGGGCCAAGGGCGGCCAGGCCGAAGGAGCATCGTTCTCCGGCTGGCCCGGCGCGTACGCCACAGGTGTGGACATCCCGACTGCGGGCGGACTCGACGGCGGCACCCCCGAGCAGAACAAGGGCGTCGCCAAGCAGCTCCTCAACCAGATGGGATGGGGCAGCCAGTTCGGTGCGCTCGATTCCATGTGGTCGCGCGAGTCAGGGTGGTCCCAGTACGCCAAGAACCCGAGCAGTGGGGCGTACGGCATCCCCCAGTCGCTCCCCGCCGACAAGATGGCAACGGCTGGACCTGACTGGCTCACCAACCCCGTCACGCAGGAGCGTTGGGGGCTCGGCTACATCAAGGACCGTTACGGGGATCCGGCGAAGGCCTGGGATTTCTGGAAGCGGAACCACTGGTACGCCAAGGGCACCAAGAGCGCGTCACCGGGCCTGGCCCTGGTCGGCGAGCAGGGTCCTGAGTTGATCCAGATGCAGGGCGGAGAGCGGGTGTTCTCCGCTCGTGACACCGCCTCCATGATGGGCGGCCGGGACATCACGGTGAACGTGTACGCGGCTCCCGACGTGCCCACCGAGGAGACCATTCTTCGGGCTCTGGAGCGGGCGCACATCATGCACGGACTGTAGGTCGCGCGGCTCACCGTATTTCGGTGAGCCGCGCGTTCCGTCCTGCTACACGCACGAGCCTACGCATCGGCTTTTGCTCGTCTATCAGGTTGGCTGCGCCGAGCATGCCAGCTCCATACCGTATGTCCCAAAAGAGCCACGGCTACCGCGACAGCACCAATATGGACCGCGCCCCAAGTCACGGCGGCAACCGGGCTCTCCAACCCGCCCGCCGTATCCAGGCGCCAGCCGGTCTCCATGAATGCGATCACCGGAATGAGCAGCCGGAATGAAAGCCCGGCAATACCAGGGGTGGCCGCTAGATATCCGATGGCCCCGAGCGGAACGCCGAGGACCACGGCGCCGATACACCACACCACGGTCATGGAGCTGATATCCGACACCGCCCCATGGCCGGCACCGCCTAGTCCGGTCGGGTGCAGTGCCTTCGCCAGGTAATACACAATAACGCCGATGCCCAGAGCCGGGGGTGCTACGAGGACCGCCTCGATCCAGGACCGGCAGAAATACCCGACCATAAATGCGAAGCACGCCCACGGCCAACCTCCGGTGAACACAACACCCACGGCCTGGCATACTGGGTTACTGAATTTCTCTGCCACCGGTCCGAGCAGACCAAGAGCCGCACCCGCACCGATAGTTAGCGCAATGGAAACGACACGGGTGCGGAGTGTATTCACGGTTCCTCTTGGCCTAGTTGTCTAGTACTTCGCGTAGTAGGCGGAGCAGTCTTCCCACAGCTTGCCCGTGACGTTGGCGTAGGAGATCTGGCCCGGGAACGCTACACCCTTGTTCGAGGCGTTGCCGAGCTTCGCGGTCGAGCCGTGCTGCACGCTGGGGTGGTAGTAGTTCGAGTAGCAGTATTTGTGGTCGTCCCTGGCCTCGGAACCGTAGTACCAGTCTCCCCCACCCGGGTGCTCGACAGCCATCGGCTTCATGCGGCCCGCCGAGTCGTTCACGGAGAACGTGATAACGCCCCACTCCTTGGGGTTGCCCAGTTCTGCGGGCGGCTGGGTTCCATCCCCGCGGTGGTGGACAGTGATGACGGCAGAGCCATCGCGCTGAGCACTGTCCGCAGTGGCCGGTGTGGCGAGCATTCCAGCAGCTAGGGCTGCACCCGCAACGGCGAATCCAACCGACCTACCGAAAATCTTCACGAAAACCCCTCCCGTTGATTCCCCGTGTGGGAACCGGAAGAGATCATCTACAGGTCTACACCTGCCTGTAAAGAGAAGCTAAACCAGTTGACCGAAAACTATCCTTGCCCGATCTGTACGCGCGTTCCGGATATTTCTGCACTTAGCGACGCCGTCTCAGCGTGCTGTTGCGTCAATATTTCGTTGGAAGCTGGCGATCTTGGCGCCCTGCCGCCCATCGCATCCACTGTGGACAGCGGCCCCACGAAGGGAGTCACCTATCGGCGAGTACCGAATCATCGTCCGTGACAGCCAGCTCGTGCCCATTGGCCAGATCGACGACTACCTCTCCCTTGAGATGGTCTTGAAGTTCAACGACGTCGGCCAATGGACGCTGAAGATCAATGCGGGCCGACCCCATACACGTCTCCTTCAGCCGGGTTGCGGCATTGCCGTGTACCGCGATGGCATGGGGCAGCCCGTCATGAGCGGTCCCGTCCAGGGGATTCAGAAGTACTGGACCGTCGATGAGGACTCCGGGGACGGCGCTCTGTGGATCACTGGCGCCGATGACAACCAGATCGTTGCTGGTCGTCTTGCCTTCCCCGATCCGGGCAATGCAGTGGATCAGCAGACCCGGGCAACCGACAGTGCGACTGATCGAGAGTCCGCGTATGCCCTGGAGTCCCTGGTCGACTGGAACGTGGGAACACATGCCCGCGGTGACCGCCGACCGCTGGGATACACCACACCGGACGGTGCTGCGTGGCCCTATGACCGCTGGGGGCCGAAGACGCCGTTCAGTGCCAGGTTCGACAATCTGCGGGATGCGATCAGGCCCATTGCCGAGGCCGGCCAGTTGGGATGGCGCAACGTCTATGACCCCGAGTCCCGCAGCATCCGCCTGGAGACCTACCAGGTTGAGGACCGCACCGACACGGTCCGCTTCAGTCCCGATCTCGGAAACCTGAAGCAGGTCGTCTATAGCCAGACCGCACCGAAGGTCACGCGTGCCATCGTTGCCGCCCAGGGTGAGGGCAAGGATCGTTGGATCAAGCAGTACATCGACACGAACGCTGAGGTGTACTGGGGCATCGTCGCGGAGCAGTTCGTTGACGCTCGTGACATTCCGCTGGTGAAGGGCAAGGACGGTAAGGCCGCTCTCGCGCCTCAGGCCGAGCAGGGCACCACTGTGGCGACCGCTCAGGCCACGATGGATCAGCGCGGAGCAGCCGCTCTCAGCGAGGGCCAGGCCGTGGGCAACATGCAGGTGTATCCGATCGACACTCCCTCGCAGACGTTCGGTGTGCACTGGCGCTTGGGCGACAAGGTCACGTGCCTTGTCGACGGTGTGGTTCGAGAGGACATTGTCCGGCAGGTCACCATCTCCGACTCCGCCGACGGCTCGACCATCACACCGAGCATCGGCAATCAGGGCACCGACCAGCCCTCCAACGTGTTCGGCGAGATCAAGGCGCTGTGGCGCAAGGTCAACGCTCTCAGTACCAGGATGTGATCGATGCCGATTCCGGCGACATACGACGACCGGCCCGACATCGGACAGCCGAGTGACACCACCTATACACCGGTCCCATGGCCTCGTACCTTCCTTACCTGGTGCGGATCCAACGGCGACACCATCCCGTTGACCGGCGACATCACCGGCCGCGATTCTCCGGCCGGCATCGCCATCGCCAAGGGACCGGCAGGTCTGGGCATGCCAACGTTCGACCTCAAAGCCGATCAGCTGCCCAACATGGACGGCGGCCTGTTCCGCTCGACAAGGGCGACCACACGGGACATCACCATTCCGCTGATCATCCGGGGTGTGGACCGCACGAGCCTGCTCAAGATGCACAACCGGCTTCTGCGCGCACTCAACCCAAATACGGGGCCGGGCTGGATCACCGCAACCGAGGGCGACGGTATCGCCCGGCACCTGGAGTGCTACTACATCTCCGGCGCGGAAGGCTCCGAGACCGAGGAGAACGGGGCGTTCACCTGGATGAAGATGGCGCTCGTTCTGCGCGCGATGGACCCCTATTGGTACTCCGCGGCCGAGCGGCAATACGACTGGCACCTTGATACGGGTACGGCGATGCCGTTCCTGTCGAATGCTGCCTACCCCGGCTTCTTCCCCATGCGCATCAGCAGCGCCGGGTTCAGCCCCGGCGGCCTGGTCGACGCCGTCAATGACTCCTCCGTTGAGGCCTGGCCCGTATGGACGGCCTATGGGCCCCTCACGAGCCTGGCTCTGGAGAACGTCACGACCGGCCAGCGCTTCCGCCTGCGCGACAACGTCACCGTCCCCACGGGCAAGGCGCTGGTGATCGACACACGGCCCGGAATCAAGACCGTTGAACTCGACGGCGTGAACGCGTGGCCGCAGATGAACGCCGACTCGGCCCTATGGCCCCTGCGCCCTGGCAGGAACCAGCTCCGTGTCATGGCGACTGATGTCGGCCCCACCACCCTCATTCGACTGCACCATGTCCCCCGCTACCTTTCCTACGTCGGGGGCTGAACCAAAGGAACCTCTTCTTGGCAGAGACCTCCTGGCCCTTCGACAAGGGCGACGGACAGCGCGTTGATCCCCCCCGCTGGCAGTCCCTCATCACTCCGGGATCGGCGAACGGTGTGATCGGACGCTGGGGCGATTCCGCCCTGTCGGTGTCCGTCTCTTCCACTCAGCCCGGCGCCGTGGATGTGGCACCAGGGAAGGCGTTCGTACGCGGCGTCATCTACCAAACTGACCAGCCCGTCACCCTTACTTTGACGACGCAGACCGAGCCGAATCCCCGCATCGACCTCGTGGTGGTCGAGCTCGACATTCCCAACAGCAAGGCCGCTCTCCGCGTCGTGAAGGGCCAGCCGGCCACGACGCCTGTAGCGCCTGGAGTCCGCCAGATCGACGGCGGCACTTGGCAATACCCACTCGCGCAGGTCACCGTGCGGCGCGGACAGACAGCAGTCGATTTCATTCGGGACGTGCGCACGCTGATCGACTCGGGCAGGCCGCCCGCGGTGGCCAACACCAACATCCCCACCAACCCGACACCTGGTGATCTCGCCTACTACAAGAGCCAGGACACGGGCGCCGAAGAGCTGCACATGTATGCGGCCAATGGAGGCTGGTCGATCGCGGCAAGCCTCGGCAAGGCCGTCAGCTACACGCCACAGCTCAACTGGTCGGCCGGAAGCTACAGCGCCAAGGGTCAGTACCAGTGGCTCAGCTCGAACTCCATGTTCGTCTCCCTCAACGTCCGCAACACCAGCGGCAAGACGTGGAGAACCGATGCGCTGAGCGTGTCACTCCCCACCAAGTCCCGGGGCGGCATGTGGCAGGTACTCACATGCGCGCTGATGAACAACGACCACGCCGACGGCAACGGCGGCATGCCGAACTACGTCATTGGCAGCGCCTACACCTACGGCGGATCCACCTGCCAGCCCGTGTTCCAGACCACCGGGCCCCCGATGAACGGCGGCGACTGGTGGGGAACGTTCCCTGTGGACTCCACACTGATCGTTACCGGTGTCTACGTTGCCGACTACTTCCGTGAGGGGAATGCCTGATGCGATACCTCTTCGGCGGCACGACCGACACCGCAGCCGAGACCGCCACTGGCGCCAGACTCCCCAACGCCACGGGCACGGTGTGGAGTTCAGGCGCCGCGGACGCCAGTCAACTCACCGATCTCATCGACATCAACGGCAACCCGATGTCCATGCTGAGCGCCGACAAGAACGGCATGGTTCCAGCGTTCTACGGGCCCGATGGGGCACGCTACCTGTGGGTGGACTTCGGATCCGGCAAGTACATGATGCTGCCCACCGACACCGTCACCCGCCTCGACGAGCACGTGCAGGGACTCGATCCCCACGGTGACCGCAGTTACGCGAACTCCATCTTCGACCGCGCCTTGCCCAAGGCCGGCGGAACCGTCCAGGCACCCGAGCAACGCGACTGGCTCACTGTTCGCGTGCCTGGTGACGGAGCCGGCACAGTCGTTCAGTTCACCAACGGAACCGATGTCTACACCCGCCTGTTCAACAACGGCGCCCTGCACATCGACCCTGTCTCCGGTGCTCCAACCGCTCTTGCCCTTGGGACATCAACCCCCGCGGGCAACTTCATCACCGCTCACACTGGACGCTCAGCCCCCGCAATCACAGGCTCTGTCTTCACGGTCAAGGCGGACGGCTCGGTCATCTCAGCCGGAACCGTCACAGGCACCAACATCGGCAACGCCCGCATCTTCTCCGGAGCAACTCCGCCTGACAATCCACAGATTGGGGATGTGTGGGTGATGTATGCCGAATGAGACGTTGACCTGGGACGGCACCAAGTGGCGGGTGGCCACGCTTCAGGCGCGGACAAGCAAGGCGTGGAAGCCATCTGATCCACCACGCATCTGGGACGGTTCGCAGTGGCGCACCGCACGCCTGCCAGCTGTCGAGTTCCCCCGGTACATCGGCAGTACCAAGGGTGCTTTCACCGACGTGGATGTGATCACTCTTCCGCTCCCGGACGGGATACGCCTCTCGGACGTCGTGGTCTCGGTATGCGCGTCGTACGGAGAAGCCGAGCCCGCACCCCGGCGCATGCTCGCCAGCGACTCGCCTCAGGACAGGGGTGTTGAGACCGAGTTCGAACCGCTCCGTGGCGCCTATGCCGCGGTGCTCGATCCGACCAAACTCCGCCTCAAGGTGAGCATGGTCGAGTGGCATCCGAGCCAGGGCCGCTCAGTGTCCTGGCGAGTCTCCGGCAAGAAGGACACCGGAGCCGTGGTCGCCAACTTCATCTACCGGCAGGCGAACACGGCCGCACTGCCCGCAGAACCGATCGTCGACTATAAGACGGCAGTCAGCACAGACCACCTGGACCTCCAGGCCGGCAGCGACTTCACCTCGCTGTACGTCGTCGTCGCCCTGTCACGGGATCTCACCGGCAATGCCTGGCCCACGGGATTCACCGACCCCCGCGACGCCTACGGCCGGTTCGGCGATCTACAGGTCCACATGATGGCCGCAGACACCGTAGGAGCCCCCGCTTCACCTGGAGTGCTCCAACTCGACGCCACCGTCGACCAGGTGGGCGTAGCCCTGATCACCATCCCCGGCAGGGCCAATCCGGACGGGCATGGAGTGTGGATCCTCGGTGACCAGGCCGCCTCCGTCCTCGGCAAGACCACCTACCTGGAGTGACCTATAGCAGCGCCGCCTCTGCCCACATGGGCTCAACGTGAAGTCGTCACCGCCGACAGCCTCGACAGCATCCTTAGCCCTCTGACCTATCTATCTAACCCCCCGCGGATAGCCACTCGCGGCGCCACGGCCGGGCAGAAGATCCCTCGGGGAAGGAAGATCTACGTTGCATGGGCGCCTCCCAGCCTGACCGGCTTCACCAGCCAGGACAGCACATGGTTCACCGCGCCAGACACCGGCATCTACGTCCTCTCCTCGACCCTCAGCGTCAGCACAACTGCCGTGGCAGCAACTGGAGATGGTGTCGTTCTCTACGTGGACCGCCGGGCAGTGAACGGAACGATCTCCCCCATTGCCACCGTCCGCGAGCTCTCGGTTCAGGCATCGGTCCAAGTCGTCTCCGTATGCACGGTGGCCCACCTCCGGGCAGGCGAAGCCGTCGCGGTGGCGTCCTATCTCGACTCCGGCTCGCCCAATCCCGCCTACGCAATCCAGGGCGGCGAGTGGGAATGCCACCTCAGCGTGTTCATGGTCGGTGCCGGAGCGGCCTCCTTCGCAGAGACACCGGTTCCCGTCGGATCCCTGGCGGACTGGATGGACCAGGCCGTGATTACTGCGGCCGACATGACGACGCGCATCACCGCTCCCCTACGCACCCTCTACAGCCCCGTACGGGTTCTCACGCGCGCGGTTGCTCCGTACACGTCCGCCTCGAATCAGCGGACTCTCATCCCGTGGAGTACCGCCGTCATGGAGGAGTGCGGCGGGTGGAGGATCAGCGGCGACGGCACCACGTTCACGGTCCCCCGCTCAGGTGTCTACCTGGTCACCGCCTTCACGGGAGTGCAGCGCGACGGTACGCAAGGGCCCTACGGGTCCTACCAGGTCAACCTGTTGCGGAATGGCCAGCCCTTCGCGGTACGGCAGCGGCAGAACACGCGCATTGGCTACTCAACCACCATTCCCCTCAGTGAGGTTCTGTACCTCGCGGCGGGCGACACCGTTTCTACTGAACTTATGGGAACTGGTACGGGACTGACATGGCGGCCCGAGCCCAGCAATGACGGATGGCATGCATTTGGTGCCGTCATGTTGGGATCAACCGCGATCAGCACGAAGGGGTAAGACCAGTCGACGTAAGCGCATGGCATCCGCGAGACCTCGCAGATGCAGCCAAGATGAATTCCAGAATCCGCGACTCAATCCGCGGTCTATCCAATCCTCCACGGCTCGCTATCAGCGGATTGAGTAAGATCAGTAGCATCCCCGACGACGGCATATACAAGCCTCTCAAGTGGGATAGCGCGGATCAGTACGGCGGATGGGCCACGAACGACAGCGAATCGTTTACCGTACCGGCCACCGGTATCTACTTCACTTCCGCCAGCGTCACCGCCCTCGTGCCCACCGACGTCAGCAAGTACCCGGCGTTCCGCCTCGTGTGCGTGAACATGCAGGCCACCGGCGGGGAACGCGAGTGGCTCCGCTCGTACAACACGGTCCTGGTTCCCAGCACCTATCTCACGAGCTCCATGCGGGGCCTCGTCTTTGCCACACAAGGAGATCGCCTCACCATCCGCGCGAACGCCGCCGCGCGTACGGGCGCGTGGGAGGTCTCCTCTGGAACCCGCCCCAGCGGCCAACTCAACAGCGTCACGTTCACGCTCATTGCCCCTGGCGCCATCACTCCGTAAGGCACGCACTTGCCCGACAACACTGACGCCGTCGTCACCATCACGGCTCGTGACATCTACGGCGAACTGCGCACGCTCTCCATCGAGGTACAGCGAATCGGACAGGTCATGGACTCCAATGCCAGTCGACTGGACGACCACGAGACACGTATCCGGGGGATCGAGAAATGGCGTTACGCCATCTCCGCATCGGTCGTCACGTCAACCGCCTCCGCGATCGTAGCTCTCGTGCAGATCGCACGCAGCTAAGCCCCATCTCAGTACATGTCGGCCCGCTACGGCAGGCCTTTTTCATGCCCCCGAACAGAGGAACACGCGCACTTGTCAATCGCTCAGAACGTCATCCGTATCGCCAAGGCCGAGAAGGGATACCAGGAAGGCCGCAGCAACGGCCACTGGAACAACCGCGAAAAGTACGCCGGTCAGGTGCCGGGCCTGGCATGGGTCTCCGACGACGAAGAGCCCTGGTGCGCCGTCTTCACCTCATGGGCCGCCATGCAGGCCGGCGCGGCATCCCTGTACCCGCGAACCGCGTCATGCGCTGAGGGCGTCGACTGGTTCGAGCAGCGCGGACGCTTCACTGACTACCCGGTGATCGGCGGACAGGTCTTCTACGGTCCCGGCGGTGGCACGCACACCGGCATCGTCTACGCCTACACCAGCGACACCATTTTCACGATCGAGGGCAACACGAACGTCAACGGCAGTGCCGAGGGCGACGGCGTGTACCTGAAGTCCCGTCCCCGCAAGTCGTCGTACGTGTACGGCTACGGCATCCCCGACTTCCCTGAGGGCGTGGTCCTGGCCGACCCGTCTTGGAAGGGCCGCAAGGGTGTCGTCTACTTCGGCCAGGAGGCGAGCGAGGCCGACATCCCGAACGGCGGCAGCACCCCGAGCGGGTACGCCGCCTTTCCGGGGCCTGACTGGTTCCGCGCACAACCGCGCTCCGCGCTGATCACGGCCATGGGCAAGCGCCTGGTCTCCGAAGGCTGCTCCGCGTACGACGAGGGGCCGGCCCCGCAGTGGACCAGCGCCGACCGTACTTCCTACGCGAAGTGGCAGCGGCACCTTGGCTACGCCGGAAGCGACGCCGACGGCTGGCCCGGACGAAAGAGCTGGGATGCCCTCAAGGTCCCGGCCGTCTAACCCCCTCCCCACTCGCAACGCCACCAACAGCAAAGGAACCACGTGGAGTTCATCAAGCGGCACCCCGCGCGCATCTACGCCGTCCTGGTCGCGGCACTCGCCCTGGCCGCCCACTACATACCGGACCTGCCGACCGCACTGGGCCTTGGACTTGCGGCGGCCGTGCTCGGTGTCGGTGAAGCCGTCCAGCGCACCGAGGACAGCAAGACCACAGCAGCCGGGCAGGAGGTCACTCTCGGCTAAGGGCTTGCCCGTAACTGCGACCGAGATAGCGGGTGGCCCCAGAAGCCAGAGGTCGTCACGCCTGAGGGCCAGGGGCACGCTGTATCGCCCTTGGTACCACCGGCCGACGGGTAGTCAGAACATCGAAGCTAACCCGAAGCTAGTCCTCGTCTTGCGGCCTGCGCGCCTGCTGCCGCCAGTCAGCCATCGCGTCGTGATGCGACTTGGTCGACCGCATGTCGTAGGCCACGAAGAACCAGCCGAAGCAGAATGAAACCCACACCTTCGGGGCATTTCCTGGCACGCCTTCTCATTGGGAAAATTCCAATGTCGCGCACCCACGGCGGCGGGATCGCCGCACGGAGGAGTCTCCATGAAGAAGATCAAGCACCTGGCCCGCACCACCGCCGCAGCTTCGGCCATGGCGTTATCTGTCCTTATGGCTCCCGCGGCCTCGCCGGCCGCCGCCGACGGCCCCCACCCCGAAGTTGGCACGCACTGCACCCCCTGGGAATCGGTCTACGGCCGTGGCGACTACACCTTCACCGATTTCCGCGTCTGTGTCCAAGTTGGAGACCGTGAAGGTCGATCCAGCGTGAGCATCGAGACCGACAGGAACACCTACTGGTGGAGCGGCGCTTGGTACAACACCACCGCCGGCTACAGTGCCCGCGTAAGTGCGACCGTCAACATGAGCGCCAGCCCGTCCCAAGGTGGCCCCTCAGTCACGCAACCGGTCACTTGGGAGCAGAAATCCCGCAGCAACAATGAGGGCCGGGGCATCGGGATCATCAAGTGCGGCTTCCGCCATCTTGACGTGTCCTACTACCAGGTCGGCGGATACTACGGCTCGGACCGCGCAATCGACGTGAAGCGCTCCTACGACGACTTCGTCATCCCCTGCTCCTTTAACTGAACCAGCGCCTGGGCCAGGAGCAGGGGTGAGGCCCTCGCCTTTCAAATGATGTGACCTCTTGTAGCACCGGCCCTCCCCCTAACCACAGAAGCCCCCCAAGACATGCCATCGCGGCGCGCCTTGGGGGCCTTTTCTGCGTTCTACCGGTTCACGTCATCCAATAGCCCAAGGTTCCTGAGCACGGACTGAAGCTCGGCCTGGTCGTCCACCTCCTGGTCGTACTTGTCCATGACCCATTGCGGCAGGCGCCCCCTCTTGCCTATGTCCAAGCCCTTGTGCTCGGCCCATCTGCGCACGCGAGGGATCTTGGTGTGCGGCCAACTGGCCACCAGGTCGTTGCGATGCTGCCGTCGGAGATCGGCGGCCTCCTTCCTCTGTCTTGCCGTGTCTGCGTGGGCACGCCTCTCCTGATGTTGCAGATGAGCCTCGTAGGCCCGGAACTCCGGAAGGGTGACCGGTGATGTGTCGCTCGCGTCGTAAAGCCCCTTAGCAACCGTGTAAGCCCGGACGTCTACAGGGTCGAGTGATCCGTACGGCAGCCGGTACATGCGGGCAGGTCGGCCGGGCTCTTCTATACGAACTAACTCGGACAGAATGAGACCACGTGCCTCCATGGTTCTGAGCGTGGCTGCTTTGATGGCCGTGCCCCGCAGGATCTCTGACGTTCTTACCGGCGCCTGAGAGCGTTTGAGGAATCGAAGCACTCTCTCTTCTGCGGGGTCAGTCACGGTTCGCATCCTCGCGCGAGATGTCCAGGACTGGCCGGTACAGCCGCGTGTTTGCGTCCCATCCCATCTCATACGCTGTCTGCTCGTGCACGCGCCGGAATGCAGCCCGGCAGTCCTCACACATGAACTCGTTGCCGGATGCGGTGCGTGTATATGGGCCTCTCCGCTTCTGAACGTCTACGCACGGTGTGCACAGGCCTGTCTTCTCGTCGAGCTCGTGCTTGGTGTGCGTGTTCTCGTGCCGCTCCCAGCATCCATGGCACAGGCCGCCACCTTCCACGTGCTCGTAGATCGTCCTCGTCTTGCCGTTCACGGTGTAGATGGACTGCACGAATGCGTGCGGGAGGGTCGACGCCTTCTCGATCGCCAAGAACCACAGTGAATCCCAGCAAATCGCGGTTCGTTCCCACAAGCCGCATGAGCCGTCATGCTCGTGTGGCTCGGTGAAGCCGGTCTTGCATTCCCAGATCTCATACTTCCAAGTTCCCACTGTCAGCCTCTCTTTCGGACCGCCCCGATAGGCAGCCACGACAAAGGGCACGACCACCCCTCTTGGTGACCGCGCCCCTATCGAAGCTAACTATTCGTTTTACTCCGAGTCGTAAGGCATCATGTCTACGCCGGGGTTGGCAGTGCGGTAAGAGGTGACGATGTCTTCCGGGATCCTTCCCTGGCTCGCTACCTGCTTGCCGTTTTCGTTAGCCCAGTATCGGATCTTCTTCAGGAGTCGGCTCCGCTCCGGATTGGTCCTCTTCTTGACCTGGGGTGCGGGCGGCTTCTCCACGTAGTAGCTAATCGATCCATTAGCAGCAGCCCGCGCAACACACTCGCGGAGCTCCTTCGCAGTCTCCGAGTGAGTATCGATCTGGAATCGTGCGCCATCAATCGAGAATGTGAACTTCAACTCGACGTCAGACTCTGCTATCTCCAGACCCGTCATATCGTCCGTGTAGTCATGAACCACACGCTTGATGACTGCCATCTCTGCCTCCATGTCCTTCTCTGCTACCGACCGACTTGATCGGCATGGTGCCCGGCCGTGGATTTGCACCACGGCTTACCCAAACTAGGCGGGCTGATGGTCTACGCGGCAGATGTCGCCGCCTTCTTCACAGGCTTACGGCGTGAGGCAGTCCCCTTCGGCGCAACTCTCTCGTCCTCGACTGCTTCCTGCGCCGAAATCTCCTCCTGTCCGCCGGTGGGGTTTTCTGCCTCCGGCCTGAACTCGATGGCGTCTCGGAGGTCCTGGATCTTCTTTCGCCAGAACTCCCGACCCTGGTCGCTCCTTGCTTGGTCGACGATGTACTCCCAGTTGTAGAGGGCCTGTTCTGCATCCCGGATCCCGAGGTCTACCTCGGCTGCGGCCTTCTTCTCCGGGTCGACGACAAATTCATCCTCGTCCTCCCAATCGTCAACGTCAGATTCGTCGCCGCCCTGCCCGAACAGCATTTCGCCGCTATCGGCCTGGTTCGAACCTTCGAGGTCAGGAGCCGACTTCAGTTCTTCCGCGATAGCCGACTGGCAGTTGAGGCAGTCGTCACCCGGCTCGTACCCGCCAACCGGTAGCTCCGAAAGAGCCGCGTAGTCGGTCTTCGCGTTGTTACGAATGAAGACGCACAGGTCGTGGTCGACCAGCGAGGAATGCACCTTGCCGGTCGGCGCCTGGTACAGCATGTGTTCTCCCTATTTCATGTGCTGGATACAGCAACCCCATAGGAGTTGCGGATAGAGCGACGGAGGATTCAGGCGCTCTGAAGCGCCATCAGGAACGGATTGCCTCGCGTGGAAGAAGGCATGGGTGTACCCGAGGCCGGCCGCGCTAGCACGCCGGACTTTCCGACGAGTTGGTACTGCTTGACCGGGCGGCCGGGGCCCTCCTTGATCACGCGATGCCTGATGAGGCCGCGCTCCTCCATGTTCTGGAGGTCGTGCGCGAGTGCGCCCGTTGCTCGTTGCAGGACAGCCGACCGCATGCCGCCGGGATGCTTCCCCAGCTCGCTCAACACGCGATCTTCGGGCGTGGACTTCACCTTCTTCCCCGGTCCGTCCTTGGTGAGATCCAGGACGGTACGAACGCTGTGCCGCACAAAGGTGACAGCGGCGTCCATATGAGTTCGGGTGATGCGGTGTGTGCCCTCCGACGTCGCCAGCAGTGCGGCAACGCGCGTCGTCTGCTCAGCGGTTCGTGCGACGAAGTCCCCTTGATGCGAAGGCAAGGCCTTCAGGAGAATGCGTTCCGCCCTGCGCAGTACCCAGTTGAGATTGTCTGCGCCAGTCGTGAACTGCATGACATGTCGCTCGCTTGAGGCCCAGTCCCACGCCTCGATCAATCGAGTGGTGTCAACTGGCGGTAGCTTGCGCTTCCTCAGGAGCGGTACGTCGTCCAGAGCGATGGGCAGGATTCGGTTGAAACTTCCGCCCGCCGCGTCGGTGAAGCTGACGAACTTCTTCCAGTCGGAAGGTGTGATGTGCGTGTGGAAGACCACCCGCGCATGACGTACTTCCTGTGGAGTGTCGTTCTCTGACTTCTTCTTCGTCGTGTTCCGCAGAGTGGCACAGTCCCAGCAGTGCCGAATCTTGGACGTGAAGGACGAGTCTCGGGCAGTCCTCTCCAGGATCTCCCGCCACTCCTCCTCAACGACCAGGACCCGAGTGTCAGCAATCCCGTAAGCCTCTTCGGTCTTAACCATCTGCCTGTACACGTGGTCCACCAAGGCGGCACCCGATGTCAGGCCGGAGGTCTCCCTCAGCTCAATGTCACGCCCGATCGACTCGGCCATGATGTGTCGAGCTCCCTCAAGCGATACGCCCTTACCCGAACCCGTATCAGCCACGATGGCTGTGGACACGAGGGGGCTCCGCCTGCGGCCGGCATCCATGAACACCCTGTTCCCTATGGCCATTGACCACATGGACAGGCATGCCGCATAGATACCAACAGGATCCGTTTCAACGTACGGAGCTATCCGCTGCACTGCATCGCCGATTGGCCCGTAGAATTCTACGTCCCGCGATCCGTTCATTGTTCCTCTCCGTCGATCACGGCAACCGAGCCGAAAGCGTCCATGAAGTAGTCCCATAGGGCTTTTCCATGACGTTGACACATTCCGGTCTCGGCTACGCTGCCGAAGGTCATGCTGAGCAGACCTACGGCATCGGTAGTGGTTCCCTCCATTGCGCAGGGTCCACATCGCATGACCTTCTCCTTTTCTCTCTCTGCCACCTGAAAAAGGCAGCATTGTGCCCCGCCCGGCATTTGCAACCGGCCTGATCCACCTAGGAGGGCTTCTACTTATTTAGCGAAATACCCGCTGCGCGAAGTAGCGCGCGCTTGATGTCGGCGGAAGGAATCCGGCTTGACGCCATTCGTTCTCACCGTAGGTGATAACCTCAGCCACGAACATCCCTCGACCGTTGTCATAAGAGATGCGCATTCGCTCGGCCCAGGCACCTGAGGTGATGAGGAAGTCACCACGCTCAGGCCGCAGACGGCATTCGACGCCATGCTTTACCACCTCGGCCACCATCTCATTCAGTGGCTCGATTGGATCGACATCGCGACCGTGATACCTGACCGACATCAGTAACCCTCCGGGAACTCGGACTCTTCCAGAGCGTCAATCACAGCCTGGCCGACTTTGCCGACGAACCTCGACGTACCATCTTCGCCAGATGCGGCAATCAGCAGAAAGTCCGTGGCGATCTTGTTCCACGACTCACCGTTCCTGCGCATCTCGAAAGCCTTTGGGGCTATCGCTTCGATAGCCTCCTCTCGAAAGCTAGATGCAAAGTCGTGCCTGATTGCACCACTGGCCTCGTACTTCTCGGTGACAGCCCTAGCGTGCTCACGGGCAGTATTAAGGTCGAAAACTGCCGTTGCACCGCACTCCGCACACGTGATGTCACGCGGGTGCGATTCATAGACAGGCTTCGCCTCAACCACTGACTTCCCACACGCTGTGCGGTGTCCCGACCAAGAGGCATGCACAACTCCCGGAGTCGCTTCACTCCAGGCCGTTTGCATATGCTTGAGATTGCCGTACCTCAAGTCGTCGTGATTCACTCTTCTCCCTCTTCTCTCAGCGTGGCCAGGGCAGGCCACAGCACCCCTATCCGGAATCGAACCGGTACGCCTCCCCGAACGGGGTAGGGGCTGATTTAAATCAGTTGAATCAGTCGGTCATAAACCAGAGCCGAAGATGGCCCATTCCAAGGTCGCCTCAGCCTCATAGGGCGTGAGGTCGTGCTCGATAAACTTGGCTACGCGAGCCCCGTCTGTCTGCAAGAGGTCGACAACGACGCCCGCAACAAGGCTGTCTTCGGGCATGAGGTAGTCGGCAGTACGCAGCATCGTGCGCACGTCGCCGGCATCGACAAGGACAGGCTCGAACCACTCCCCATCCACGTGTGGCTTGGGTACGTGCATGCCTGCCTGCCAGGCCGCGGGGGCCTGCAACTGCTCTACGGCAATCTCGATCCGGTCCCAGGACGCGGCCTTCTGCAAGACCTTCAAGAGGCTGTCGGAGGTGATCCCCATGCCGTGGCCGTGCCGAGCACGACGGTGCATGGAGTCATCGCCCCACAGGGCCTCGTAGCGGGACCAGGTCGCCGGTTCACCGAACAGCGCGTGCCCGTTGCACGCGGCCAACGCCTCGAATAGGGCCTGAGGTGTGGCCTCCTCTGGAATCGGGCCGTGGGCCTCCCCGCACAGGTCCATGGTCTGGCCTGTGAACATACGGGTGGCCTTGATGTCGCCTTCGCAGTTCCACTCCAGCCGGACGTAACCAGCCTGAGGGACGTAGCCGAACGCGACGTTCCTGTATTCCATGTGTCTCCTGTTCTTTCTCTCGCAGCCGTCATGACTGCGGCGCCCCGGACAGGAATCGAACCTGCACGTATCCAGTTCACCCATGGGCGATCCGGGGCTCTTTCGCTACGTCACCACTCCATCTCGCTATGCCAGAGAACTGTTCGCTGGAAAGGCTGGTCGCCTACATATAGGCGCCGCTTCTCCGCTCGGTCATAGGAACGCTCCGCCCTATACGCGTAGGCCGCTGTTTCCAGCACCATTCGATGCTGAGCAGCCCGTATCGCCTCGCGCCGATCGCGGAAGATATAGCACTGACTCACAGCGGAGTCCTGGCCCGGCCAATAGGCAGACACTTTGTAACCAGGACCAGAACCAGACGCCAGACTGAACAGCGAGAAACCGTAGGTAAGGTCACCGAATCGGTGAATCAACTCACTCGAATACTTGGCAGATACGTAGTCGACTTGCCGGGCCTCCATTTTGGTGGCCCTAAGACGCGCTCCATGCTGCCTTTGACGGATGGCTTCCCTATAGCTCACACCAGCCCCGTAAGTCCGCTTCAATACCACCACTCGGTAATAGAACATCGCGGAACTACTCACCGCAGGAAACCTCCGGAACATACGAATCGGCGTACTGGATGTAGAGACGGCTATGAACCAGGTAAGTTGTCTCTCCCGGATCAAGCACAATGTCTCTGAGAGCCAGCCTGTGCCCGCACTCCGTGCACTCGTAATACGGGCGCCTCACGTCAGCGAACATGCCAGTACTGCATTGACCACACAGCATCGGTCCGTTTCGCAATGACTTCTCCTTTCTCGACGCCTGCCTCATCAGCACGGGTAGGCGAACTCCCGTGGACGCCGTTTCGAAGAAACCCCCGGAACGACGTTTCGGCTATGCCTCGTGTATCACCGAGGCTTCTACATCCCGCCCAGAAACAGCCATGAAGGCGTTAACGAGTTCCGTGATTCGGTTCTCGTAATCAGAGTCCTTGCACTTAAGAGCAACAAAATGCACCGTCTCCTGCGTGTCGACATCGAAGACATCAAGCAGATAGCTCTTCACTCGGTCCTCTTCAATCGACCGCTTAACTTGCGCCAAGAGGTCCTGCGTGCCGTGACACCTCCAGCACCCTGAACAAGGCGCATACTCATCCGTCTCGACAAATCCATCATTTGCATCGACGCTCTGAGTCATCACAGATCTCCTGTCTTTCAATGGCCTGCCTCATCAGCGCGGAAAGGCCACGTTCCGCGGACACACCTCTCCCCTGGCCGGCCGCGAGGGAAGAGGATGTTTCGGCAATCTCTCAGCAGCTCTCAACGCGGACTCCACCGCGAGAGCCAAGCGTCCATCGCTCAATGGGTTCACCCGACACAGCCCACTTTTGGCCTTGCCGCTCGGAACCGAAGACTTCCAGGCTGCACTCGCCCGATTCGACGAGCGGATATGCAACAGCACCAACCGCCTCTCCCAGCGAGGCAAATCCTTCATCGTCGAATTCGACGCGTTGGGCATGGTCGTCGCAGGGCCACATTCCGGTTTCCGCTCGTCGCCACAGAGCCGTCTTGGCCGCCTTCCGTGACGGCCAGGACTCCATGTCTTCGAACATGTCGCCGAGGCCATATCCAGACCCACCGCGCCACAGACCAAAGACTCGTGACATCTCACTCTCCCTACCGCAGGGCGTACAGAGTTGACTTACTTGCCAAAAAAATAAACCCTACATTTCCTCTGACATCGACTTGCCTCACAGAAGCGAACCTGTGAGGGCAGCGCCGAGGACAAGACTGGCATTAGAGGACCACCTAGGCAGGCAGCACCCCGACTTGTCCCCCACGCTGCACCGAAGCACAAAGAGAGAAAGAAAGAAATTGGAGAAGTTCGCGGGATCGAAAGCAGATCCGATCACGACAGAAAGCCGTACTATTGACGCGCACTACGGTAGTCATCCCTAGGCAAGCCCAGGGAGCTAGTCAGAGATACAAGTATCCCGTCTGCCGTAACGCTGTATCGCCAGTAAAGGTATCCACCCGCGAACATGGCTACACTATTCAGTTCTCAAGCAACAAATGCTTCCTTTGCGACGCTTCACTTAGGCAGCCTCGTACGATGGAGTCACACGAGTGCAGCTTGCCTATCGCTGCACCAACCATCGCGTCACAGGCCGATCCACGCCCCTCCGGGCATCATCAATCGATACTGCTAGCACCACCCCGAGGGGGCGAATCGCGATACCTTTCGGTCCCGCTTTTCGCCTTCCCCTCTCGGCGATGTCTTAACTATAGCACCACACGTACAGAGTTGAGTAATCCAGTACGCCGAAATCCGGGATCAATTTAACGGCCTCCCGGGGCCCTGGAAAGCGGGCGATAGGCAACTACCCGTGGGGTCAGAGATGGGCCCTCAGGATGACGCCCAGGCGGCTTATCGGGGCTCACGGTGAGTGGATATGGACCACCACTCCGACGTTACGGCGGGCCACTTTCTCCGACTCCCGGCGGCTTACCTATCTTTCCCCGCGCCTTTATATCTGCATGCTTCGACGCATGAAGGCTTGATGCCAGAAGAATTGAAAGGCGAATAGTTAAATAGGTAGAAGATTAGGCGGGGTAATGTTTTGCTTTCTCAGTCGGAACCGCCAGCCGAGGCCCGTCCTCGCCCTACGTACGCATCTGAGTCTCGGCTGTAACCGCCTACCTACTTATCTTTCTTGCTCATGAGCCTCAGAAGATCCCGAGCCTCTTCTCGGCACCCTTCAGCGACTGTTCTCATCCGCGTTGTTGAAATCCTACTTTCCTGCGCATAGAAGACAAGCGCATTGATTACTTCGATTCGCTGCTGACAGGTTTCCACGACATCAATCGGCAGGGCCTCTCCATCTAGAATGGATTTCACGCGGCTGGGAGATAACCTGAGAGTTACCAGCTCGTCGGCCCCAGGAGAGCCCATGGAGCATCTTAGGCTGTACAAGGATTCGGTGAAAACTGTCACTGCGTTCCGGTACGCTGACAGGAGAGATCGAGCTTGTTGATCTGTGATAGGGATATCCTCCGCATACAATGCGGACTCTTCCGCTGATCGCTCGAACGGCCAGGAAGGAGTTTTTGCTGTTTTCTCCAATGTGCGGTCTTCGGTAGGAGATTTTGCTCCCTTCTCCAATGTGCGGTCTTCGGCGTTCCTCCGTAGCGACAGCCAATACTGACGATCTCCACGCCATGAAGCAACTGCGAGCTCAAAGGCGGCTCGACCTGGAATTTGCACACCGCTCAGCCATGCATAATAAGTAGCCTTAGAAATACCAGCGCTCTTGCAGGTAGCCTGACACCCGCCCGCCGCACCAGCCGAGTCTCGCAACTTCCTAAGCTCGATAGCAAAGGAGTGCAGAGGGTTACTCGGGTCTAACTTATTGGGCCGTCTCCCCATAGTGACTCACCGTAGTCCTCTCCGTAGAGCCGAGGCCGTAGTCCCGAGTAGTCCTGACTAGTTCTTAGGTACTCCAGAATCGTAGTCGCATCACTGGACCGCGCGGATGCTGATGGCGTCATCTGGGCTGTGTGCAACGGAGGTTGAAGTGGGACTGTCGTTCAGCGTGAAGCTGCTGCTCGTCCTGGCGGCGGCGCTGGTATCGGTCATCGTGGGGATGCTGGCCGGGATGCTTGCGCGCCTCGACGGCAACCAGATGCCCGCACGCATCGCACGGGGCACTGTGGCCTTCGGGGGCTCGCTGACCCTCCTGCTCCTGGTGCTCACGAGCCTCGGAGTGCTGGCCTGAGACACAAGAAGGCCCCCATTACGGGGGCCTTCCTCATGAGGTGCGTCGTGTTCAGTTGGCCTTGTCGTAGGCCTCGCGGATCTCGGCCGGCACTCGGCCGCGGTCGTTGATGTCGTAGCCCTTCTCCTTGGCCCAGGCCCTGATTGCCGCCGTGTCGGTACGCCCGCCTGTGGCCTTCGGGGCGGTCTTGATGCGGCCTGCCTTGATGCGGCGACCCGCCTTGGTGAAGGGGGCGACGGCCTCAAGCAGCTTGTCGTAGCTGTCGGAGCCGAGGTCGATTTCGTATCCCACTCCGTCGATCACGATGGTGTGGGTTGCGGCCTCCTCGGACTCTTTGCCCGTGAGGTCATCGGTGTAGATGGTTACGATCTTCTGTGCCATGAGCGGAGTCTATGGCTGATTTGAGGCCATGAATATCCGTTCTCTCTACCTTGGTAGTGCTGCTTACGCAGCTGAACTGTGAAGGGCGGAGTAGCGGGACTGCCGATAGGCGGTCGGCAGCCATGAAAAGTGCCCCCGATGGGCACCAAGAGGCATCGAGGGCGTACTCGACATGCGGTAGGACCGTCGGCGCCTCACGCTGGACCCATGGACCACCCGCCTGTCGTCGTCCATCCGCCCGGGGCCAAGGGCCGCCTGGTTACGATCCGCGGCGAGCGCTACGGGGTCGCCTACAGGTTCTCCGACGTCGTTGAGTTCCTCCGACAGGCGGGCCTAGACCCCGACGACATTGACCTCAATGACTCGGAGTTGATCGAGTGGCGGGGCGGCGGCGTGGAGGACTGGCCCGATGAGGCCTAA